AAATCCTGATACTACACCACTATATTTTGAGCTAATTGTGACAAAATTAGTTAGTATATTCGGATTACTAGAACTTAATAATACGTTAGTTGTGTAGTTAAAGTTGTCACCTAATAAAATAAAATTATTACTACCTGTTAACTGCTTATTATATGTTACACTAAGATTGGACGGTATATCAATAATATTACCAGTTAGTGGTGGTATATTATTCGAGGTTTGTAACTTATAATTATAGTATATGTTATCAATTTTAGGTATTGCTGATATTGCTACTGTCTCGGTAGAGCTTGCTATTTCCGTTTTAAAATTCCTATATAATTCCGCGGATGATAGAGAGTCTATACTTGATATTAATGACGGAGCAGAGAAGTTTTGCTCAATAAAGTAAATTGGTGGTCCTGCGTCCACGTTTCCATTTTTAAATATCCAGCCCTTTATAGTGAAGGTTGTATCTGCAATAATTCTAAATTTATCCGTGTAAGTAGTATCAGTAGGAGTTGTCATACTAATATTACCATCCCATAATACCTCTGTCCGAATTTCAAATGCATCTTCCGTATACTCAGATGGCTCTTTCCATGCAATTATAATATACGGATTTGTATAAGCGACAAAATTGGATAATATCTGATCCATATCCTCCATGTATCTTGCAAGTATTGACATACTAACAGATATATTAATCGGTACAGGAGTTAGTATTGCTCTGTTTGAATTTTCACTTACATAATTATAAATACTATCGTTTTTATTAAAAACACGTGATGGGTCTCTAGTTATAGAATTGACATTAATAGCGACAACGGGCAAGGTAATGTTTTGCGCTTTGTTAACAATATCATACATTACACGTTGTTTAGGGGCGACAACATACCTTACATTAATAGATTCTCTCTCTACACGGTCTTTATTATATCGCTTAATAACAACGTCGTCAAAGGCAGCTACAAACTGCGTTAGTAGATCTTTAATTTCGAAGTTGTATGTGTATTTCTTCACTATGTTTATTTATTCAAACGAACCGTTCCAAGAAATACTTAGGTAGTTTATTCCGATTTTTAAGTACTTGCTCGATAATTGCACCGTCAAGAATGTATGTAATACACTGATCATTTGTAGATCGTACACCACGGCCGCAAGATTGAATAAGACTGCATAGCATTTTATTCATATACCAGCTACTATCAACTTTCATTAGTCTTTCAATTCGCTTATCTTTCATTGGTAAGTATGGCGCTTTAATAATAATTTGAAATTTAGCTAAATCACCTTTTAAGTCAACGCCAAATGACATTGACGGTGATACCAGTACTGTTGGTTCACTTGTATTAAAATGCTGAGTTAATATATCACTATTTTGAATGCCAGGCTCTCTATATAAAAATCGCTGATCGAAGATATTTTTTTGTAGATACTGTGTAATAGTATTGGTATGAGTATGAATTAATCCTTTTTCGTTTTTATGAAAATCGCAAATTTCTTGGATTTGTTTTTTAATCTTAGGTAAATTTTGCTGTAGGTTATTATAGCTTAATTTTACCTTTGTATTAACAAATATAGGTGCATTCTTTGGATCGAAAGACGAGTCTACCTCAACATATTTGTACTTGTCAATACCTAATGTCTTGCAAAAATTCTTATGATCAATAATCGTAGCTGACATTAAAATAATCTTTTGACCATGCTTAAATAGATACTTTGCAAGATTATCAACTTTAAGAGGTACAAAGGAAATACAATTTCTATCTGTCTCAAACAAATACTCGCAATCTTCCCAGGTGTCAAGTAGAGTTGATAGTTTACTATGCAACCCACGTAGAGTCACCAATTCTTTTTTACGCTCATCAATATAACTCTTAGCTTTTTTAGCTTTATTATTTGTTACGATATCCTTAAGCTCTTCTAATTGTTCACTTACACCGCATAGTAAATTGTTGACCCATCGACTAGCTTTATCGTAATTCTTACTATCGAATGGTTGAATATTAATATTGCATTTTTTGAGAATGTCAAAATTAACCGTACATGTAAATTGCTTTACTAACTGATCTTCTAGTTCCGAAGCTTCGTCACAAATTAAATATTCCTTTTGCTTGACATGACTTGGTAAAGCAAAAAACATATTATAGTTTAAGGTTGCGAATGTTGCTAATAGAGCGTCATTACGTGCATTATAATATGGGCATGTATTTTTTTTCCAGCAGTCTTCTTTAAGACTTTTAAGAAACACACACGGTGCTGTTTCGACGCTAAACCTATCATCAACATTACATTGGTAGTTTGATTTACCCTTTAGTACATTAACCTCAGAAAATAGCTCTTTGTATTGATCCTGTAGAGCCTTAGTAATAGTTAAAGCAACGGCACCAAAGGGCTTTTCATCACCGCATTCATCTTCATTTGCATAGCTGCCTGTATGTGTATGTTTAAATGCAGCGTATGATGTTATTAGATCAGTAAACTTTTCTGATGGAGATCTAGTAACATTACTTAAAGTTTTTGAAATAAACGATTTACCGGAACCGGTTGGCGCGCAACACACAACAAACTTATAACCTTCACTAAAAGCTTTTTCAATGTTATTAAGCAGCTTTACCTGCGACGAATTTGGAGTATATTTTTCTGGAAAACTTTGAAGTAAACTTATAGGCATATACTCTATTGTAGAGTAGTTCCTTTCGAAGGCTCGGACACTATTTGAATAATATTATCATAATGCTTACTAGCAGTTTTTCTGTTTAGTAATTTTAATTTTTGATAAATTTCTTTATTGTTTAAGCAAAATGTTGCTAGCTCGTAGTTTAAGCTAGTGCAGGTAGGTGTAAAATCTATTCTGTATGGGTATGGAAGCTCTAGGACTTTTATTACCTTTTTACTATTTTCTATATACAACTTAATATGAAATTGTTTTATAGAGAAGTTTTTAATTTTACCTGTACGTATTGTCTTAGTTGCACTTTTAATAATTACATCTTTCAGTAAAAGTGTTTTAAAAACCTCGCTATAGAATTCTAATTTCATGAGTTTAAAAAGTTAAATTTTTGAGCTGCTGTCATTATGTAGATATTTTCATTAAAAAATTTCCAAAATGATTCATCGGCAGGTACTTGTTGTATTAAATCGCAACTATCCATACTAACGTTTCTATAGTCTTGCATTAAAATATCCCATACAACTAGTATATTGTCTGCAGCTTCGTTTATCTTGATTGGACCTAGTGGCGGTCTAAAGTTTAATGTAACTCTACCGTTTGTAGAATTTAATAAATTATAGCTTTTCGTACACCACATTCGTCTAGTATTAGCTTTACCCGGCACTACAATACGCCTAGTAAATCTAATTTCGCAAACGTTATTTAGTAAGCTACTATTAAGCGATGACCTCTGAACTATCATTTTTAGATTTGCAAATTCCGAATAATCTATTCTCGTTTAAAAAGATACCTTGCTTAACTTTACCGTGACCATCAATACTGATATTTGAAATTGTAATACCTAGATTGTTAGGGAAGATGACAATATCACCCCTTTTAGTATACTTAGCATGAGGACCAGCAAGTATAACCTTAGCCTTTCTCCATGCTTTACTAACAGCATTAGTAGGAATATAAATTCCGTTACGCATAATATTGTCACCGTCACCAGTCATATCAATATACTCAACTAAAAGAATATCATCAAAAATAAACGATAGGTTAAAATCATCAAGTCCGAAATCACCTGATGAATGAGAGCTTAAATCAATAAGAGATTTTTGCGTTGGTAGTTGGTCAATATCTGCAGCCATATAGCTATTTACTCAAGTGATTGAAAAGGTCAATGTATTGTTCTAATTCTCTTTTAGAGATATTTTTATTTGTAGCTACAAGCTGTAGATGTTCGATTTCGTCTTCTTTTTTAGCTTTTATCTTTTTAATATAGCTAATCTTTTTAAACTTTAATCGAGGTATTAAATTTTGATAAAATTTAAACGTCTTATCCTTTTCGTTAAAAATAGCTCCAAATTTATTAAATGTCTCATTAACTAATACTGCTTGATCTTTATCGTAAAAGGTAAGCCATCTATTAATCATAAAAGGAGAAAAGCACTGAAGACTCTCATCGGTAATGTCTTCAGTGCTTTTTAACTTAAAGAATAAAATTCTAATTAAGTCGAATATAGTCATACAATAACTTTGGATGCGGCAATGCTAATATCTCTAACTTCACTATTAAAGAAATTACAAACAGCATTCATAAACTCTTCCACTTGCTCATCAGAGAGATTAGAAGAAAAGGCAAAACCTGGAGCTTTATTACCTGCTTTGATATTAATACCGGTATGTCCAATTGCTGTGGTATTCTTCGAATAAGCAATCGACACACTGACTTTGCCTTGCTCTCTTTCCTTCTTATCACTTCCAATAAACGTAGAGTTTACCATCAAGTCGTCGCCATCAATTAGAATCTTTAAGCCAGAAATTCTAGCCAAAATCATTGCAATATTAGCATTAAACCAGCGTTGAAAAGCAACAGCGCCAAATGCGTCAAGATTTGGAATCTCCCAGCAGAAGTTAATAGCGTCATCACTAAAGATATAATCCTTAGAAAGTGAATCCTCTAAATCAATTAGATGATCGCTTACATACATTGGTGCTCTAAATGCAACAATGTTACCACTAGCTGAGACTTCTTTCTTAAAGAAGCGATATGCAAATCGCTCGTGAATAAGATCGCCATTATACATCGGTTCGTCAATTATCATATAACTAATTATAACGTATTTTGTTCTTTAATCCAGTAATAAACAGTTTCAAGTCCCTTCTTGAGTGGGTAGTTTGGAGCCCATCCGATTGACTGCTGTATAAGTTTATTGCAAGAGTTTCTACCTCTAACACCTAGAGGTGCATCTAATTTGTAATTACGTATTAAGTTTTTATTCTCGAAACTACAGGCAATATTAACAAGTTCATTTATTGTAACCATTTCTTCAGATCCAATATTAACCGGCTCACTAAATTCTGATTCCATTAGCCTTCTTATACCATCTATACATTCATCAATATAAAGAAATGAGCGGGTTTGCTCACCGTCACCCCAAATTTCAATTTCAGATGTAGCTTCGATAACTTTCCTACAAATAGCTGCAGGTGCTTTTTCTTTACCACCGTGCCATGTTCCAAGCGGGCCAAAAATATTGTGAAATCTAGCAATACGTACGTTTAAGTTATAATTACGCTTATATGCTAAAAATAAACGCTCACTAAAAAGTTTCTCCCAGCCGTATTCACTATCCGGGTTAGCAGGGTAAGCAGATTCTTCCGAGCAGTTAGGATTGCTAGGATCCTTTTGATTATGCTCTGGGTACATACAAGCAGATGAAGAATAAAACAGCTTTTTAACATTATACCTTACTGCCGCATCTGCAACGTTAAGATTAATAATCGCAGAGTTATGCATTACATTGGCGTCATTTTCACCAGAAAAAATGTAACCTGCGCCACCCATATCTGCAGCCAATTGATATACCTCGTCAAAATTATTTGCGGATAGAAAAAACGTTTTATTTATAATGTCAATATCCTTTAAGTCGCCTTTAATAAACTCATCTGCGGTAGATGCATTTTGATATTCTGGTATTTTTAAATCTACACCTCTTACCCAATAACCTTCACTTTTAAGACGGTTTACTAAGTGATTGCCTATAAATCCTCCTGCACCTAAAACTAATGCTGTTTTCATTTAATAATAATTATCAATTTTAACCTATATATCAAGTATATGTGACCCAGTTATCTGTTGTACTTCCTCTACTATTTAAATATTGATGTACATTCTTAACACTATTTCTATAGAGGATGCACCATATACCACAATTACCAGAGTGGGTTATTATGTGACTGCATTTTGAAATAATATTAATAATAGCTACTAAATTTATACCGAATAGTACCCTATCTGCTATATTTAAAAAGGTATGTATAACTCTAGATGTATTTTTATGCATCATAGGTAACTCTTGCAATACTACACTATTATTAATATGCTTACTAAAATATTCATGAAATTCTATTTCATCTGTTTGAACTAAAAATGTAGCATTGTTATATTTACGTTGTAATTCTATAGCTTTTTGAACAAATATATCATAGGAGGCTATTTTTGTTTCTGTTTGCTTATCATTACCTCTATATAAAACAGCAATGGTATTATCATACTCTATGTTATATTTTTGTTCAATTTCCTTTATACGTGTTTGTACCTTTACACTAGGTGTAAAATACTTCTTAATAAAAGGATAAACACCGTTAAAATCTAAATCACCGTATGGTAAGAACTGATAATCCCAGTGATGCCTTACACTGGTGTTACTTTTAATTGTAGTTATAAGGTCACTTTTAAAGAACTCTTGATCTATATCATCACTAGAATTATTTTTATAGCTATAAAATTGAGCTGAGGTATCTATTTTTACCGGCAATCTCTTTTTATCGTTAAAAAAATCTACTATTTGGGTAAGTCTTACTGAACAGCATGAAAAAAATCCTGCGTTATGATCTATTACAAGTTCTGCTATCATACAGCTTTAAGCAGTATATGCGGCTTATTACATTTATTCGGTCTGAGCAAATAGTCATAATACCAGCTCTCTGTATCTCCTAATTTAATTTGCTCCCATATATTATGGATGCAGGTAAAGTATAGTGCGATTATACCTTGATCATTTGTTTTACTAAAGTTATATTTTTCAGCTAATGATAATAGATTATTAACGGTATCTTCTTTAATAATATCCGTATCAAACAACATAATAGTTGTCTGAGGATAGTCTATGTTCGTATTATATGTTTGATTAAGTTCATTAAATTGCTCTTCACTTTGAACAAATTGTGAATTTAATTTCCATTCGTATTGTGGATAAGCATCAGAATGTGCAAGAAATTTGCCTACCTTCGTACTGCTTAATATAGGTGCTAGAGATCTAAAAACTGTAGTACCTGCATCAATATAAAAAATATTTTTCCACTGCTTAAAAAAAATATCGAATACATGAAATTTATGATATTGAAATATTTTTTTTCTCCAGTGAGGATCTCTTTCTATACTAACAAATTTATTCATAAACTTTTCTGAAAAAATTATATCAGGAAAATGTTTAATTGTAATATTTTTTTGTTGTAGTATCGGTATGTTTAGTTTACTTGAATTAAGTAAATCATCTCCAATAATAATACATATATCTTCGGTATTATTATATTGTAATATACCTGTTAAGGTATAAATCATCTTTTCAAAAAAAGAACTGTTAGTTAGCAATACTATACAATTTTTCATGAGAGTAAACTACTATGAATATAATAATCGTCTTGAATTCCTTCTTGAACTAGTATGTATCCTTTAGATTTAAATAACTCCTGTGATGGAATTCTAAGTGATCCTGCGCCATATTGATCTTCTCGGTAATAATCCGTTTCATAAGTAACAATATTAAAAATATAATCACTTTCAAATAACCGTTGTAACGCTTTAAATGTAAGCGGAGGTGGTTCTAGATCTAAACTTAAATAATCTATGACTTTTGGCATATTATTGGCTGCCAGTAGTTGACTATAATCAATTATTGTAGCATCGCCAGCTACAAATACGGATTGCTTTCTATTATCAATCCACCCTTGTTGATGCTTTTCCTCTATATCAACACCTACACCATGCCAATTATGCTCCTTTTCTAAAAAATAAGTATTACTAATATATGAAAAGTCATGACACCCGATATCTAGAAACGTACCTTTCTTTCTACGTTTAAAATATTTTTTAAATGTATTTAGAACGAACTCATCTTGGCCGATTTGGGAATAGAACATATAATAGTTTATATTGGTATTTTAATAGTGCAAGTTAGTGATTCCATGATTCATGCCATAAATGACAACAGAAACTTTCTGGAGCTATATATTGAGCGTGGTCATTATGAGCATCAAAATTTGGCAACGGGCATAAAAATGATACAGGTAGAGCTATTATATTAGTTTCATTTTTTAAATTAGTAAACACCTTTCTCGTAATGTGATATGGACCTGTTGTATCTATAACTGCCATTCCGTCATTCCACTTTACATCCTTGTCGAGTGTTAGCATATCCTTAATAGTGCTGTTGTAAGGGCTGCTACCCATTATGCTATTAAGCAAGCTAGGCCAGTTATCAAAAGCAATACTACAAAAAAAATCTAAATCTAAAAGTTCATCAAATGATTTTGTTATAACAACATCTGTATCTAAATAAACACCGCCTATATGATATAGTATCTCTAATCGCAACAAGTCGGATTTTTGTCCATAATTAGGAGTACTATTAAAAGCCTCGAGGTTATGAAAAAAAGGTATATCTTTAATATCATTATCTAGCCATAATTTATACTCCCAGTTTTTAGGTAATGCTTTTTTAATAGCATCGCAATACACCCTTTGCTTTTCAGGTAATGGTCCACCTAGCCATATTTGATGAATAATTTTAGGTATCTTTGCTTCGTTACTGGCTTTATACTTTATGTAATTATATCTATCCTTTAATAGATTCCATTCATCGACATGCACAGGATTATCTATATAGTTACGAGACTTACGCATTGAAGTCTCAAAATCTGGCCAGTGATGTCTCTTGTTCATGCTACTATACAGGATTCATTATCACCTAAATATTTTTCATTAAGATTCAAGTATGTGAGCTCGGGATTAATATAAAGTGATGTAACAGACACGTTAGATGATGATCTTATTAAATGCTTACATTTTGATAAGTATATAACATCAGTTAAGACATCGAGACCTTTTTTGTAGCCAGAAATATGTTTATAATCATTATGAATAGATTGTGTACCTGTTCCTCTATTACCATTTTGATTTGCAATGACCTTTTTACCGTATAGATTTTTAATATACTGATACGCTTCATCGCAGTCTGTAGCTAAATAAATTGCATCATAATTATTAATAACTTCATCAATTTCCTTTTTAAATAAATGTAGATCGACGGGGGCTAGATTAGGCCCGGTACCTGAAAGAAACTTATCTGTACGTCTAATATGAACACCAAGTACGTTATTATTAGCAAAAAAGTCGTAATGCGTACTTAGAAGTTTTTCTGTTTTTTCATTTAAAATAAAAAAGTTACTGTATATAAAATACATGGTTTCTCTAAAACTGCCATTTCTCACTAATTCCGTGTAATCACTTACTACGTTGTTAGGTTCTGTATACGTGTATGTTTGTTTAAAATAATATTCCCACACGTTAGAACCATGCGATGAATCGTAATATAATGTTTCCTCTCCCCACCCTACAAACCACTCTTCGTTATTTTGAATACATTGCGAAATGTGTCTTGCGGTGTCGTTTGCGACTGCAAAGAAACCTTTTTCTGTACCTTTTATTATTTTCATAAAGTTATATATTTGTGATTAGAGCTCTGAATTAATAGATCGACGCCGTTTTGTGGATCAATGCGATTATTACCTTTAGTTGGTATTGCATTAATTATATTTTTACCATCGCTAAATAGACTAGCCCAAAAACTAAATGAACCAACACTCAATACTAGATTATTATGTGAAGCTAAAAAGCAGATTGTCTCTCTTTCGTCGCCTGTAAATATTTCTGCATTATATTTTTTAATAAGTGGTAGTATATACTCTCTATCAGTCGGTGTATCTGTACATATAGTAAGCTTGCTAAAAGTAAGCATATCTAATGCTCGTTGATAATATTCAACGGGTAAGAGATCTGGGTGATTTGTCTCTCGTAGGTCACCTAATCTTATATGTATAGCAGCATGATCAGTTGGTGTTTCATACTTAATAAAATTATACCACTTTTTAATTTGCTCTTTGTATGGTATAAAATATTTCTTTCGTTGAAAAAAGCCTTCAAGAATAATCTTTCTAGGTGTTATATCGCTACAGATTGCATCGAGATCTATATCTGGATGAGCCCATTCATTGGTATCTGAGTAATCATAATTAGAGCTAGTACCGATTTGCTGAATAGGTGTTTCGTATGAATTATAGCCATGTTGATTATAATTTAAGTCGAATCCTTTTAGAGAAAATTCTCTATGGTTTTGATCTATACCAAATAGTTTAAATTTTAATTTCTCGGAAATAATTCTACCTATTATATATTGACATAGTTGATTACCATGTCTACAGCCAGAAATATGATTAACGACTACACTCATATTATGATTTAACGTTTAATTGCAACAATGCAATTTTATATTATATGTCTTTATAAAAGTTTTTCATATAACCTTCCGGTGAAAGATATTCTTCCCACATTCTTCTTATATCTACAGGTTTAATTTTACACTCTCTAATTAATGATGGTAATTGATCAAGTTTATTTTCATCAATTTTAATAATATAGTTACTCCAATCTATTACCTTCTCAAAAGGTAATGAAGTATCTGTGTCAATTAAAATAGGAATTCTACCCATGCATAATGCTTCATAAAATCTATACGAAAAATTACCTGCGCCGCGTACACAAAGAGTGTATAAATTGTTTGCAATATTAGCGCAGTATTCGCGCCTTGTATTAATATTAACCTGGCCTGTATTATGATAAAAGGTAGATCTTATAATAAAATTGCAGTTATCAGAACCAACAACGCTGTTAATTTTGGTTAAAATTCTTGATCTTATACCTTCTGAATGACCACAAAAACCTATACTTTGTTTAATATTAGAAGCGTTTAGAATGTTATTAATAGAGGAATGATCAGGTACAAATACAGGTAATATGCGTTCATTAACTCCAAGTTGAGATTTGAGAACTGACGTTCTAAAGAGAATAAGATTGGCAGGGAGATTAAAAGAATCTGTAAAATCATCATTATAAAATGCGACAACTTTTTTATTGTATTTTTGAGCGTCACTACATATATTAATGACTCTTTCATCGGTAGGAGAATACTTAAATGGTATACCTACTATATCACATTCTTCGAGGGTTGTATTAGTTAGTATAGAACTATTAAAAAACAACTTTGTGAATAATCCCTCGTTCCACCAGTTAGCTCGTTGCTGAATTTCACTATATAGCGATTGATCAATAAAAGGTATTATTAGAAAAATTTCTGTAAAGCATTGTAGATCATCTTTTCGAAGAACGTTAGGTATGTGTATTTTTGTCATTAGATTATATATTTTGTAATGTTTTAAGAATATTTTTTGACATACCTTCCATAGTAAAATATTCCTCGTAAATCTGCTTACCTATTTTAAGCATTTGTTCGTAGTGTTGATCTGTCACGTTAAGTAGTTTTTCTTTTAAAGTATCTATTTCACTTTCATGAACAAAAATACAAAAACTTTTCCAATCAATTGTATCTTTAAAAGGTAGCCATTCCTTATCATATACAATAACAGGTACTGAATTTAATTGTAGAACTTCATATAATCTAAAACTCTGCGCTCCATAACCGCGTGGACATAGGGTGAATTTCGAATGTTTAGTTATATTTATAAATGTACTAAAATCATCATCACTTACAGATGGAGTCCAATTCTTACCCCTTAAAACAAAATCTGTATCGTTGGAGTACTGATGATATATTTTGTTTCTTATATCGTGAGTTATAGAGCCTGTAAATGAACAAAATATTTCTTTTGGAAGAGGAGTTTTATGTTCTTCTGCTAGAGGTGAACAAATTAACGGTATAGGTATGCCGTTACCGTTACCTCCTGCTTCAAAACTCAGAGTGTTGATAGGTAGTATTTCCTTTACAGCGTCATCATGCTGTGATATAGTAAAGTAATTACTAGGTGGTAATGCATTTAGGTATGGCTGTATTAGATTAATATTTGTGTTTGTTATATAGACGTTTGTCCAAAAAATAGGAATAAGGGTATACCCTGTTTCGTCGAACTTATCTTTATTTTCTTTATAAAATTTATAAAAATATTCTTCTAGATAATTACCGACGTGGTAAGGGGGATATACAGGGTAATCAGCAGGCGGTCTTAAGTTTTTAAAGTTAATACTCATTTAAGTTTGTCTCTTACAATATTCAGTAGGTTGATTTTATTAGTAATCCCTGCTGTCCAGTTAGCATGGTGTATAACGATATCAGTAGGTACATTAAAATCATCTGCCTCGGGTGTCCAGCTACCCTTATATGTATTTGAGTCTTTACCTGGCTGTGCAGCTATATGACCATACGTCCAATATTTTGCAGGTAAAAATGACCAGTCTATAGCAATTGATGGAAACTTACTACTATTAGTCAGTAGGTGATTTGCTAATACTTGTTCCTGACTAAACGAGTCTAGATTACCTAAAATAGTTTTAAAGAACGATCGAACTTTCTTATTATTTTTAGCAGCAAAAAATCCTGTATTGACTCCGCCGAAAACATCGTTTTGAAAAACAGCGTCTTTATTTTTCAAACTATCAATAATATCATCATAGAAATCACCAAAGAATTGAATATCTGGATCTATAAACATAAAGATTTCATCCTCTTTACATTTTTCTATACCTTCAATAAAACAGTTAACTTTATCTCTCATTGTATCGTGCCAACCTTCTGTTTCGAAACTAGCCGTCTTACAGCGTTGAGGTCGGTATAATATAGTAAGTTCTACTTCTTCGTGGTATGGAAAAGTAGGTAGTAAATAGTCAGTTAAGAATATTTTATGAGAGTCAGTAAATAAGGTATACGCTTTAATTTTCATTGATTATTAATGTTGAAGTAATTTCTCTGTCTTGTCATATACGTAATTTTATCTACCTCTTCGTAGACTTCATTATGTAAATACGTTTCGTCGAAGCCATTATTTGTTACAGAATGGTGGTCGTGTTTTATAATTACTTGATCAAAATATTTCTGCTTATTAAGTATATTACCTACTTGCGTAAATTCCATATCACACCATAGAGACTTATATTCAGGGTTGTATATATACTCAAATCTATTATAATAGTTTTTACCTAAAATGCAAAGTGTATTAAGTCTGTTTTGTTGTATACCGTCATTAAACCATACAATACCATCAAAATCAGGAAAGGTATTACACATAGCTTTAATAATAATCGAATCATAACCTCTAACTACAGGTATCATATCATCAGATGCAAGTAGTACTATTTGAAAATCTTGCTGCATCACTCCTGCATTAATAGCTTCTATTTTACTTTTACTATTACCATACTCAACTTCCAGGTTAGTATAGTTTTTAAACCTATTTTTTACCTCTGAATTATTCATTACAATATCGTCATTATCACAGGTAATAAGAAACTTTACATTACACTTACCTGATAAAAATTCATAATATTTGTCTAAGGTACTAAAGAATTTTTCTACCCGTCCTCTAGTTGGAAATTTTATTAATAATTTAGGCTCTTCGTATATAAATGTATTTGATATTTTAGTGCTTTTATATTGCTGTTTTATATTTTGAAAAGCTTGATATTTTTGCTCATACGCATTTACAAAAGCAGGATTATTATGTGTACCACCAAAATCAATACCTGTATCTTCTTTAGTGTTGTCGAATTTATTTTTATACCAACTCATACCTTCTAGATGACTGTAGTGTGTATTTTCAAGATTAACATTACCTATTTTTAAATTACAGTTTTTAATATCTTCCAGGAACGTAGAGCCTATATCATATATTTTATTAGTGCTAAAGCTAGCTTTCATTCTTGCTTCGTCAAAAAAGGTAATATTGTGATGCTTAATTTTTTCTACATCAATAAAGCAATGCCATGGATTAACTCTATTGTATATAGATTTACCTCCACGGTCACCTTCAACCTTACCCATAACAGCTAGATCCATATCTTTAAACTGTTGGAAAATAACGCTATGATCTTTTAAGAAAATAACATCAGTATCGACAAGAAGAGCATATTTAGTTTTACATAATTTTAGAGCTTCATTAACCCCATCTCCATGACTCATTCCTGGTCGTGATATGTATGGTACTTTATGTTCGTCTAATAATCTTTTTGTATCACTGTTTGTTGAATTATCACAAACAATAAGTCTTTGTGTTCTATTATGTATACTCATCCAGGATTTTAACATTGTTAATGTTATATCAGGCGTATTATATGAACATGTAATTAGGGTAAGCTCGTCCATTTGCTTTTAATAATTTCTAACGACTTTATTACATTTTGCTTACTTTGAAATGGTGTTGTGTTTGGATACACACCATGCTTCTTAAGGTATATTTCTCTACCCTTATATGTATTTTCTACCCATTCTTTTTGATTTGTAGATGTTGTACTTTTTTCAATTGCATCTTCTTGAACCTTTAAATAGTTAACGCTATTTCTAATATCTGCAAACCACCAGAATGGAGGATGATCTCCTTTCAATATAATGCGGTAGGTATGATCAACATGTTCCCATGCGTTAATAAAAGCTTCGTCGTGTAGCCCAACTTTTTCTAAAACTTGTCGTGTAAAAAAGCTAAAGCTCCCTACAATATGTTCGTATAGATCAATAGCTATATCTTTAGTATACTCTACAGTTAGTTTAGTTCTAGGTTCTGTACAATTATCTAATAGATGTCTATTATATAAATCGTAACTCTTAATAGATTGCTTACGATTAAAAGGTGAACCCGGTCCATAATTAAAATGCTGTATACCTGTTGCTTTGTGAGTGTTTATATAAACATTAAATACATTTGTATCTAATATAATCATATCATCCTCAATAATAAAAATATAATCGCAACCTTTATCTAAAAGATGTTGCATAGCTTTATTTTTTGATTTACCTACGCCTAAGTTTACATCATTATCAATCCATTGACCGAAAGAGAGGTCAAATTCTGTTATAGGCTTACCGTCATTTACTACTACTAAATGATCAATCTTACCTTCGTGTTCTGCAGGCAGTGAATTCATAAGTGATTGTAGGTATTCTGGTCTATTACATGTAATAATTCCTACGCCAATCTTCATACTTAAATTTATGAACATATCCGCACAAATCAATCTTGAATAATTAAATATGTATATGGCCTGTACAGATGGAACAAAACTATACACTAATATTAAGGAACTTCCCGTAACTACAGATATTACAAACGGTGATTTTCTTATTGTAGAGACTCCTACCGGTACTAATATACTTGATTATACGGACTTATTAATAACGCTAGATAACACAACATTTGCAGGTGTAATCAGTGGTAATACGACTGATATTTTATCACTCCAGACACAGTTTAACACGTTAAGCTCTACATTAACAACACAAGTCCAAGAAGTTAGCGCACAAACAGATCGCTCTTATACGTATGCTGTATTTTCTCTAACTACTTATAGTAGTGCAGGTGCAGACGTTAATTCTGGTGAACGTAATATACCTATACTAAATGGATCTAATATTGCAAGTATAACTCTAAATACTACTACGTCTTTTAATATAGGTACTAGTGCTGTTACTATTAACTTTTTAACAAACTTTGCTAGTAATAATTACTGTGTAACTTTTGGTGCACAGGACACTATTAATAGACCGCTTGTATCGGCAAAATCTTTTGGTACAAACAGTCTATCTTTAGAAGTTACAAATTCATCAAATGCATTTTGTACAGCAAATAGAGTTTGTGTTCAAATTATTAATTAGTATTTAATACCGAATTTTTTAAATAATTCTTTTTCAGCCTCTTCTTTACCGAGAGCAGTTTGCTGCTGCTTCATGAGAGTTTCAATTGCTGTTAAGTTTTCAGGAGTAAATAAAGATTGCTCATCTCCATATATATCTCCACTTGGTGAGATATATTCTGCAATTGTATCAATACGTTGTTGCGGCTTAGTAGGCAGTACAATTATACCTGGTGAATCATCTTTTGGAAAGAAGATATCAGCATCGTAATTTTGCTCGTATTGCAAGAATAGCGAGTTAAATATGTTATCTATTTCCTCAATATACTCTTTATTAACTTCGCGTAGCTCATCATCCACAATTTTGATGCTTGGATCATATCTTAATAAAAATATAATATCTAAGTGCCTCATAGACTCCTTTGTGAGGCTAATGCACTTATCTACATATTCTTTATCAAACCCCTCAATCTCTTTATTATGCGCCCATAAAGTATATACTAAGTTATCTAGAGGACATCTATCAAAAACGACATTGGAATCCTTATCATGCTCTTGAAGCTGATCGATCATAAAATTTAAGATATCCCATTGAGTATCTGTCGTTGTTTTTGATGAATGTTCAAGATTTTTTTCTTTAATTAAATCTCTATATGTCTTTTCTGGAGTTTTGTAGTTTGACCAAACTGCTAGAAAGTTTTTAACAAGAGTAGACTTACCTGTATTAGCTGTACCGGAGATTGCAATGCGCATAATATTATATAGTTTAACTTACATATTTTTCAAGAACGAAGCCCACTCTTCTTTATAAATTTCAAAAGATAATCCCTTATTAGGATTATATGGCTTGTACTTTAATTTTAGTCCAACCTGCTCCGGAGTAAATGATGCTTTTTTGGAATTAGTCAGTCTATCGCAGCATACCATATTCTCCCATGTATCTGTACCACCTCTGCTTTTTGGTACAATATGATCTACACTAAGTTCATCTTTAGCTAATTTTTTACCTGTATATACACACGTAAAATTGTCGCGTTTAAGTATATTTTGTTTTGTAGGAAACGATACTCTATTATAGACAATTTTATCGTAGCGTGAACACACTACTACGGATGGTATACGTACAGGGCCGCGCGCTGTTTGAATATACTCATCATAAGGCCTTATAGGTAACTGCAACCATTCACTTACAGACGTTATAGGTACAAAGTATTCAATAACCTCCTGATTAACTACATTTTCATCTGTAGTTTCATAGCTAATATCAAGCGGTACTACGGATTTAGAGAAAATATTACCGAAGGTCTTTTCTAGGCTTTCAACAGCAATTGGAAAATAATATTTATTGAGAACTAAAATTTTAGCTTTCATTAAACTTTTAAAGCAAGATTCCAGAGAACCAAATGGAGTCTTGGACTAAAGTTAACATTCATAGCCTTAGCATACTCTGCTACCGCCGGAGCTTTTTCAAGATGCTCGTCACGAGATCCGCAGCAAGGCATAAACCACACACGATTAAGAGGTACATTGATTCCATTGTCATGACTAATATATTTACGCCAAATCTCATCTATATCCTCGGAACGACTAATAACAAATTTAAATCCCGAATGATTACTAACATGCCATTTAAGAACATCAGGTTTGTAAGTCTTTTCTTCTGGATCACCGTTTGTAGTTAGTTTAGGTGATGTAGTAAACGTCGCTTTAAATTCACTTACCCAGCGATCATCCGGTTTAAGTGTTGCATTAGTTTCAAAGTCAATACGTGGTAAAAATCCATACTTCTTATCGAACGCTTCTACTAATTTGAGTAACTGCTTTTGCTGAATCATAGGTTCACCTCCAGTAAGTTTCCAGATGGCACCTTTAAAGAGTTTAGCAGTGTAATTATTATCATCCATTAACTTAAAGATTTCATTAAATGTCATCTTATTTTTAACGGACCACGATACGTACGAGTCACATCCATTAGGAGAGTCTTCAGACGCAAATCCTACACAAGTAAGATTACACATGGACATTCTCATGAATACAGATGGCTGTCCAATATATTCTCCTTCTCCTTCAATAGTATAAAAAATAAGGTCGTCCGATAAAAATAGCGTTTCTGTATCACAGTCAATCATATTATTATTATTATATAACAGTTCCATATTTCAAGTGTTTTGATTAAATATTCTTAACATGACCCGTAAAGTGGCGCGCAAGCGCAAGACTGCTGGTTTGGAGGAAGCTGCGGATTTCGAAGCTTCTTTTCAAAAAAACTGGATACTTGATTTTAAAATCAAGAGACCCTTCCACTTCAACACTAATCATCAACAGTTCTTTAATAGTATAAAGCATGATGATACAAACATGGCTTTTGTAGCAGGACCAGCTGGTAGCGCTAAGTCATATATTGCAGTGTTAGCGGGCCTTGAATTACTCAAGGAGAAGAAAATAACAAGTATTATATACATTAGATCTGTTATTGAATCTGCATCGCGTAGCATTGGGGCTCTACCGGGAGAGATAGATGACAAGTTCTCTCCGTATGCTATGCCCCTTATTGAAAAGATAACAGAAATTACAGATGCTAGTACATGTAATAATCTTAAATCAAACGAAATTATTCGTGCAGTGCCTGTTAACTTTGTTAGAGGTCTTACCTTTAACGATTCGTTAGTTATAGTTGACGAAGCTCAAAATTTACAAAAATCCGAGTTAGTTACAATCTTAACACGCTTTGGTAAAAATACTAAGTATGTTATTTGCGGTGATTTAAATCAAAGCGATATTGGTAAACAATCCGGATTTAAAGAAGTGTACGATCGCTTCGATACGGACGAATGCGTGGATCATAAAATCCACGCATTCGAATTTGGAGAATCTGAAATCGTTAGAAGTAAGATTCTTAAGTTTATTGTTAAGGTATTAGAAGCTAAGCAGCATTAATTACCCCACGATGTGCCGCCGAAGAGGTTGCCCATTCCTGATGTAACAGCATTACCTACAACTGCACCTCGTGACGTCATACGACCGGGTGCAGGAGTATCGTCTACTGGTTGTACCTTTGCGATATTTTCACCCGGTGTAGTTGATCCCATAGTAACTGTGTTTTGAGTCATGGACGACCCGATTTCAAAAGTACTATCTAAAATTGTAGGTTGTATATCTACTCTAAAGCTTTGCGTTTGTGTAGCTGCTTGTTCTTGTGAATAGGTAGCAGAGTTTTCTTCATGTTCAAACACTTCAACTTTATCTACCCAGCAACGGCCATTTGTAAGATTACGTACATATTTATCAGCAATGGTAAATACATTTTCAGCTGCTCGTTCAATGCCAACACCACCTTCAAGAATCTGAAGCTGAATAATTCCCTTATCATTTAAAGCTTTAAACGTATTAAGTTCTGGATCATCTGCAGCTACTGTGGTTGTATGATCGTAAATACTTTGTAGTAGGGCTTTGAGTTCTTTAAGACCTCCAAAATCTACAACCCAATTTTTATCATCTAAGGATGATCCGTTAAACCATAGCTTAGCTTTAAGCTGATAACCATGTAGATACTTACAATGCGATTGTGATGCGCGCCATTGACGAAAAGCGCATGAACCGAGCTCGATTACTTTTGTTGATTGAAAAACAGGTTTCATATATCGTATATTGTATGATACCGACGAGTTATTATCAACTATAAAAATGTTAAGTTAAAAGGAACTTATATACTATTAGGCATGAATATATTTGTAACAGATGATGATCCAATACTAGCAGCTCACAATCTATGTGATCAGCACGTGAGGTCGAAAATGCAAATTGAAGGAGCTATTATGCTAGCTCATGCATTTCCTCAAGAATTACTTGACCATCCATCAACGCCTAAAACTCAAACAGGTAAATCTCGTAAATCTGGTAAAGGTTATGCTAAGCATCAATGTTCAATTTGGGCTCGTGAAACGCAATCAAATTTTGAATGGCTGGTAGATCATACTCTGGAAATGTTTAATGAGCGCATGTTTAGATGGCCTCAATCAAATGAACATTTTACAAAGACATTTATTATGTGGTGTAAGGAGAATATACATAACATTATAACCCTTCAAACCGAACTAACTCCGTATGCGGTTGCAATTAATACAGATTGTAACTGTCGTAAAGTTATCTGTAATTTTAATGATCTATCAACTATCGATAAATATCGTTCATATATTATACATGATAAAGAATTTGCTACCTGGACTAATAGATCAGCACCAAGTTGGTATTAGTAAAATTTAATATCAAACCTTAAAATAAAAATCCCGAGCTGTTAACAGCTCGGGATTTTTTAGTTATATAACTATATCTGGGAGATTATTATTTAACAGAAGACATATCGATGAACTTATATAATTCAGTTCTCGTTTTTTCATCAGCAAGAAAATCACCGGTAAGTTTAGAAGTAATCATAAAACAACCGTCATGACGGACACCTCTATTACATGCACAGGTATGTTGAGCTTTAAGTACAACAGCAACACCTAGATTACCTTCGCACGCTGTATTGACTGCATCAGCAATTTGCTTAGTTAACATTTCCTGAATTTGAGGTCTTCTAGCGTAGAATTCTACAATTCTATTGAGCTTACTAAGACCAATCACCTTACCGTCTAGACTTGGAATATACGCAACATGAGCTACGCCTGTAAAAGCTAAATGGTGATGAGAACAAAGAGATTTAACAGGAATATTACATTGAGCAACAATACCATCGTAACCATCATTAGGAAAAGCAGTTACATTAGGTTGATTATCATAACAACCTGTCGCAATATCATTGACGAATGCTTTTGCGACGCGCATTGGTGTATTATCTGAGTTTGGATCATTTCGCCAATCGAAACCTAAAGCATCCATGTATTTCTCATATGCTTTTGCTGCGCGTTTAATAATCGCTTGTTTTTCTTTTTCAGTTCTAGGTGCATTTCCGTTAGCGTACGGAAGCTTAATAAGCTCGCCAATATCTGTATGATCTTCTTCCATAATAAATATATTGTAACTGCTGAATTCTGGTAAATCAACTATAAATAACAATATGGCTAAGTTATCGCAAAAAGAACTAATTAATGAAGGTGTTTTTAAAAATATATTAAGAGGTGTCGCGAAAACAGCATTGCAAGGTGCCAAGGGATTAGCGAAAGGCGTTGTTAAAACAATAACACCCACGGGTTATAGTGTATTAGCTAGCGGTGCTAGTAAGGCAAAGCAAGTCGGTAAGAGTATTAAGCAAAATTTTGCAACTAAGGAAGATCAATTGACCGATATATTATATCAACGTGGATACATACCAGTGGATAAGGTAAGAGGCGATATTAATAAGCAAGGTACAGTAACTGTTGCGGAACTAGAATATGATCCTCAAGGTAAACCTATACCGGGTCAAACTTTACCATCACCTGTCGTTTTTACTAATAAAAACGGTACTATTAACATAGTACGTGGACCGTATCGTCGTACAGCATCAACTCGACCTACTAGTTAACATTAACTTCGATATTTTTATCAGCTATATGCTTAGCGTCGATATCAATTAGCGCGTCTAATTGAGCTATAAAGTCTTTACCTATCAATACTTTAAGTTCATTAGTAGACCGATCCCCTATACTAAACGGGACGTTGTCAAATTCTTTACTGCCAAACTTCATACGAAATCGTACGACAGGTCTTTCTTCAATATTACCAGCACCAACATTAATTGTAATAATGTTCTCTATATCCTTAATAATACGCTTATTATTAACAGTTGTAAATGTAACTTTATTACCCTGTCTTATTATATCTTCGCCATGTAGTACATTATAGGCACCGTTACCTGAGTCTATTTTAGCGTCTAGTTTACCTACCCCTGCTAATTCGATATTCTCAATAAGACCGATAACTGTTTTTTCAAAAAATTGCTTAAAGTTTTTCATATTATACGCATTCCGCACAACCACCGCAAGTACATCCTTCAGCTGCATACGAGCAGTGAGTTTCAGCACCCTTATTATACATACCTTCATCGCCTTCGCAACCACACTCATCACCTGACTCGTGTTGCTTGTATTCCAGCCAATGATAAACAGATGAGATGTAATCTGAAGCCTTGGTAATTTTTGCAGCTACCCACCCTTCCAGGGACGGCATACTAGCTACCATTTCCCTTAATTTAGGAGTATATTCCGAGAGCTTATGTAACTCAGATGATGCCATTTCTATTTCACTTGGATCATGTTCTTCTTCTTGTTCACTATGATCAGTCTCTGTTCCTGGCATATCTAAACGTACCATTACCGGCATACCGGCGGGCTGTTCACCCATACCAGCAGGTCCGAGATTCATCTCGTTAACCTTACCGTATGCCTCAGCTAAAAGACTTTGATCCTTTTTAGTATACATAATGTTATTTAATCCTCTCGCGTATTATTTTATATGCTTTTTCCTTAAGTGTGTCACTTAATTTATTTGACATTCCTTGTTTAAATCCTTTAATATCTCCCTCTACAGCTAGCTGTCTTAACTTTGACGCGCTCATACCTTCAACGTTTTCTGAATCGGGGTCTCTATCACCTGCAGATTCGAAGCTATACGTTTTAAATTCAAACGGTACATTACCAGTCTTATCAGGCTTACCGTTATAAGCAGCAATTAGAGTTTTAAAATCTGGTATTCTATCACTGCCCGCAATATGAATAATATTGGTATATCCCTTAGCCTGTAAATCATGAAGCATCGACATTAACGTTTTACCAGAAGACAATATATTAACGTTATCACCAATCATAGATTGTAGTAATAATACCTTTTCCTCATACGTTAGTGGATTTTTTTTATTATCTTGTGTATGAGTCGGTACTATAAAGCCATCAGCGTTATTTTTATTAGCAGTATCAATAAGCTTGTTAATTAGCTTTTCATGCCCAATTGTAGGTGGGTTATATCTACCGTATGCTATAACTGCAGTCTTACCACTATAGTTTTCATAAAAGAATTTTCGAAAAATAACCATACATTTATATTTATATGTTATAAATATATTTACATGATTACCTTTAAGAGTTATTTGAGTAATGTCTTGCTTAATGAGGGAGGTGCAGCTGGTCATATGGCTCATCCTTTTGATTTACCTAATATTAAGAACGGTAGAGAATTAATTTCCTTTTTCAATACAGCTGCACAAATAGCAACTGAGCAACCGGCTAGTTTAAAAATAGATGGCATTAATACAAGCTTTAAGCTCATTACAAACGCACATGGTGATAAGGAGTTCGCTATTGATAGAGGTTCTATGAAGCCCTTAGATGTAAGGGGCATAACTTTAGATAAATTAATTGAAAGATTCGGTGAAGGTCATGGTATGGTTGCAGCGGGTAAGAAATTACTTACAATCCTAAATACTGCACTTCCCATTATACAGCCGGAATTAAAAGCATTAGGTTTATGGTCTAATAGTAAAAAGTTTTTAAACACTGAATATGTATCTGCTAAGACAAACGTACAAGAGTATAATGAGAGCTTTCTAGCTATTCACGGGGTTAATATGTTTAAGCAAGTGACACCTAAAAGACGTGAGTCGGTTGAAGTTAAATATGATAAAAAGGCGATGGAGTCACTTATACAAAAGTTAAATCCTGTTGCAAAGGGATATGATTTTGTTGTTTATGGATCGGTACCAGCTAGTATGGAGCGTCATGATGTACCTACTTTCGAAAAGACATTAAATGTAGTATTACCTTTAGCATATGAACCCGGTAAGATCGTACATAAAACTTTAGGTGAATGGTTACGAACGGTTGTAAATCCATTTGATACACGTGTTAAGACTTTGGACGGTAGGAAAATAGGTGTATTATCAAAACAAGTATATATGCATCTACTTAATGGACGTCCTGCTAGTGAAATCGTTGGTGATAATGTACATGATCAGCAATTATGTATTGATGGTGCTGTTATATATCATGCCACGCGTGTATTAGGTCGTGAATTACTAGCTGCAATTAACACTCCTATGGGTAAAGGAAGTGAGCATGAGGGCATTGTGCTTAGAGATAAGAGACTAGGACCTAAACCTGTAAAAATTACTGGTGATTTTATTGTTAAGGGACTTGAGAGTGTTTTTCGTAAGTAATTACTTAGGTTTAACAGTGATCATAAAACCGTTACCGTCTTTGTGTCTGTTCGTTTTAACGTGTGATGGTAGACTGTTAACCATATGATACATCTCCACTAGGCTATTAATATTTTTAAAGTCTATAAACTGCAAATAAATATCATTACTAATTTTATTATTAAAGCAGATCATCGAATCAAAGCCTTGCTCCTGCTTATATACGAACATTTGAGCAATTCCTCCAATTTGCATTAATATATTACCGCTCCGAAGCTTACTTTTAACTTTAAAGTATTTATAGTCATCTTTTAAAGCGGTTAATACTACCGGGTCAGTTAACAGCTCAACAATATACTGCAGTGCCTTTTCGGTACCAGAATTAACTGCGATTGTCTCGGCCATTTTATTAACAAATTCTTCATCAGTATTATAATCTAGCGACATGTTAGTCATATCATCAGCTATGACCGGACTTTTGTAAAGTCTACCGCCTGCTCCTTTAAGCTCAATATTTCTATCGCCAATCGCGAGATCTCCTTTTTGTGGTTTATACCCATTACCAAAAAAAGCTAAAAATAGCTCACCTTGACCCGACGAGCCGTGAATGGGTGCTTTGGGTAAAGCGCTCCACGCATATTTAAGCATGTAGTTAGCTACGTTTGCTGTTGGATATATTTGATTAATAATATGTGAAATATAACCAGCTTTATTAGTTGTAAGCCACTCGAGAAGAAGCTCTTCGCCACGTATAAAATTAATATCAGTTAGCTCAAACTCACCTTCTGTTATATAATTTTGAAAGCAGTTAACGTTATCGCCAATATCACCGTTAGCTATAGCTAACTTTGTCTTGACTATCTTTCTAATACCGGCAGATGATATAGAACCCAGTTTAATATATTGCTGCAGTGTTTCTTTAAAGAATTCAGCATCTACATCTTCAATATGGTTATAGGTATCACCCGTCTTAGTATAAAGTCCTACACTCTCTGTCATAATAACATTGTTATAACAAAGTTCCTTAAGTCTACTCGTATTTATTAAGAGTATCCGTAAAGTCCTCAGTGCCGCCATCCATTAACTTTAAAATACTATCGGAAATTTCCGTTGGGCTAATATTACCAAATTCCTGAATTAGAGAATTGACAATATTAAGTTCTGACTCTGTAGGTGCATGAGAAAACGCCTTAACTAAGAGATCTACTAACAACCTTTCACGTTCTGGAGTAAGTGGAATTGTTTTTTGACCTACAGGTCCTTGTGAGATTGTACTGGAGTTTACATTAGGTAAATATCTCGCAATTACTTTTGCAACACGTTTAGGATTTTCATTACGATACTGCTTATTAATAGCGTCTACTGTCCACAACTCGCTACGTTTTGGCGTATAAGCGAAAGCTTTCGCAACAAGATTTATTAGATATATTTCGCCTTGTGACGGTAGATCTGCTGACTCCTGTGGCTCTTGAGCCGGTGTAGCTGTAGCATCAGCTGGCTGCTCCAATGAATTAGGATTTAAGTTATCTTGTTCTAATAATTTAAAGTACTTGCTAATTAAGCTTAAAGTTTTCATATTTTAGATAGGAGTATTAGCTGCAGCTACAGCGTTTTTTGCTATCTTAACAATAGTATTTGTGAGCTGCTTTTTTGCATTAAGAGCTGCTGGGTTTCTTTTAAGGTGATCGTCATTAGTATTGAGTAGACCAGCGATTAAATCGTCCTCGCCATCCTCTTCTATATCCGCGGCCGAATTATCTATTTTTTGAACCGCTTTAATTGCTATAGTTACAATACTACCATCTAAATGTATTACAATTTCATCTCTAAATGTCTTTGCAACGGATTGTATACCCTTTGCAGCAAAAAATTGTTGCAAATCACGCTTTGCTTTCATTGTAGCGTCAATATCGCTATCGGGCATGCTGCTTTCAACTATATCTAAAAACTTACTCATATACTTATTTATGTTAATAGGGCAAGTTTAGTTTGAAGCTGGTTAAAATATGTATTATTGAGATAAACCAAATTATTACTCTTTAAAAACTTTTTAAGATTACTATATGTAAACTTTAAAACATCAATTTGCTGACTTTTATTAATCGACTGTATTAATATTGATGTATATTCTGCATCCTTAAGCTTAATTAGTCTATCAAATTCATTAATATTTAAATTAACGTTTAAAAATCCTAAGGGTAACAATGTTTTTAACTTTCGTACTATATAGTTACTTATTTTACTAAAATTTAAATCAACTGGTAATTCGGAATAATTTTCAAATTCATTAAAAAACAATACCGGCTTAAGCTTAACACTGTCAGTCTTAATGTAGTCACATAATTCTAAAATATAAAAATTATAAAATAACTTTTTAATATCTGCTTTTTTGTAATCATCAACAATACCGAGTTGATAGGCGTAGTTATTGACTTTATAAAATGCATTTTTTGCAAATACACTATGATTTAAAAGCTTAACACCATAATTAGCTAGCGCCAGCTGGCTTATTTCCGATTCTAAGATTGATGATTCCATTATAATACTCATTTGTCAGTAATACCTCTCTTTCGAATTGTATTTTAGCTTCATGATACGAAAGTTCCCACTTACTATTGCAATATTTTACAATTTTAAAGGTAAAGTTATGTTTACCAATAGATTCAATATCTTTATTAACGTCATTTGATGAGGAAGTATAGGACTTCCAGTCCGTTTCAACCTTTTCATGACGTTTATTTTTTTTGCCTTTTAAAGGAGGCCTTTTTTTAGTGGTAATGCATTGTTTTTTGCCAATATACTTACGATTACTAATATTATTTGTAATTATGTATACAAATCCAAAAGGTAACTCACCTAACTGAGTCAATTTTTCATCAAGCAACCAATGGCCCAGGTCCTGCATTAGATTTCTTTCGTTTTAACTTAGTTTTTTTACCTTTTATTACAATAGCTCCAGATCGCTTTTGTATAACACCTGAACCTTTAGGTACACGTGCATCGTTAGGAGCATAAACATCATCATTTGACGATATTCGACCAGCTTCAGGATTATAAATGCCATTTGCAACTGCAGTGCCAAACGATCCCGACGCCGTCATATCCTCTACCACAATTTTTAAAAAAGCTCGAGCAAACTTACACGTTGATTCTATCACATTTATATTTATACTTAAGTTGTGGAACTTCTTAAAAGATATATTGATGAGATTAATAAAGACTTAATAGTCAATGACTTTAACATTAAAGAAGTTCAACTAAGACTGCCATCACGAAAGCATTTTTGGGTAGCACGGTTAATTGATGCTAAGATTGATCGTAATAAACTAATAGGTAAAAAGAAAGACCTTAAAAAGGAGCTAACGCAGCGAATTATAGCTGAAAGCCCTGTTAAGATTACAATTCAAACTGCAGAATTTGCTGCGGAAAACACAAATGAAATCGAACTTATTAATAATAAGGTCAAGGAGTATGATTATATTATTGAATACTTAGAAAAAGTAGAAAAGATATTCAGTACGATGCACTGGGAGATAAAAAATATCGTACAACTTAACCAAATGGAGCAACTTTAATGAGTATTACCTTTGACTATAACAATTCAACCACGAAGCTTCTTATACGTACAGAAGATAAAGATTTATTTTCACGAATTCGTGAACACTTTAGTGTAGAAAAACAGGGCGCTAAATTTGCTAAGAGGTTCAGTCGGTTTGCGCCGACGAGGCAATACATGATTACCCCTACAGGTATATGTGAGTTAGGATTATTTTGGGAAATTAAAAATTTTTTAATAGAAAAACAAATTTTAGTACCTGTAGAGATAACACCTAAGCTTAAAAGTATATTAAGTGACGATAAGGTAATAGAATTTTACAATAACTTTAAATTTGAGTTAAGAGATTACCAGAAAGACGTTATTAAAAATGCACTCAGTCTCGGTAGAGGTACATGTGTACTAGGAACTGGTGCTGGTAAAACGTTTGTTACAGCAGCATTAATTGAGAATTACTTTCAAAGTGCTAATAATAAAAATACTTTTAAATGTTTAGTAATTGTTCCAGATTTAGGCCTTGTAACACAGACCTATGATGAGTTTTTAAACTGTGGATCAACATTTAAACTGACCAAATGGTCGGGCAAATGCAAGCCAGACCTTACTGCTAATGTAATTATTTGTAATATAGGCATATTACAGAGTCAATTTGATAAAAATGAATGGGTAAAATTTGTAGATCTGTTAATTGTTGATGAATGTCATAAAATAAAACTAGACAATAAGATTAGTAAGATGATTACGAAGCTTAAAACGTATCATAAATACGGGTTTACAGGCACTTTGCCCGAAGAGCAGATAGATAAATGGTCGATAATTGGTAAGTTCGGACCAGTTATCTATGAAAAATCGAGTTTTGAGCTAAGAAATGAAGACTTTCTCGTAAATGTCGCAGTAAAAGTACTAGATATTACATATTCTCAACGTATTCCGCGTATATCCGACAATGAATACAGGGACGAACTCGCTTTTTTACAGGAAAACTCGTTTAGAAATGAAATAATATGCAAAATATGTAATAAACTCACAAATAATACACTTATTCTTGTAAATCACATACAACATGGTGAAATTCTGCATGAAATCATGTCAAAACTACAAGACAAGCGTGTTTTCTTTATAAAAGGTGAGGTGGATGTGGTAGAACGTGATAAAATTAAGGTTATTATGGAAAATAGTGATAATATTATATGTATTGCTATAAGCGCCATATTTTCCACGGGTGTAAACATCAAAAACCTACACAATATCGTGTTTGCAGCAGGTGGTAAGTCGTTTGTGCGTACGGTTCAGTCAATTGGACGTGGATTACGTAAGCATGACACAAAAAGCAGCTTAGTTATTATTGATATTGCAGACAATCTTAAGTACGGCAACGCACATAGTATCAAAAGACAGTCAATATATACAACCGAAAAAATAAAATACACTAAAAAAGTAATTTTACAACCTTGATTTAATATTAAATCACAATACAATTACGTAACATGTCGAGTAAAGATGGTAAAGTAAATTACGTAGATCCAAAAGAGTTTAAAGACTCTATGCTTAGATTCTATGAATCGGATATTATGACGGATGACCTTGCTGAAACTATTAAAAAAATAGCATATGGTCTAAGTTACAATCCTTCGTTTATTAACTATACATATAAGGATGACATGATTGGAGATGCATTAATTAAAATGTATTCTGCCTTGTCAAGAAAGAAATATAACTTCGAAACGGGTTCGAACCCGTTTTCATACTTTACAACTATTTCGTATCACGCCTTTATTAATAGAATTAAACGTGAAAAACGACAGCATGAAGCTGTTAGCAACTACAAGGATAAGATATATGAAGATATAATGTCAGATCCTGAAGCAAGTGGTTCATATATTTACATTAAACCTAATAAAGACTACGACGATAACGATGACTGTTACTCTGAATAAGCCAAAAATCGCTATTATTTCAGATTTACACCTTGGTGTTCATTCTAATGCATCTTTTTGGCATACTATTGCTTTAAAATGGGCGAAATGGCTGCGAGATGACCTTACTAGTAAGAATATTAAGGATATTGTATTTTGCGGCGACTGGCACCATAATAGAAGCGAGATATCTGTAGATACATTACAAATATCAGCTGATATATTGGATATCTTTAAAGATTTTAATCTAATCGCCGTAACTGGTAACCATGATGTGTATTTCAAGCATAGAACCGATGTTAATTCCCTATCTATCTTTAAGAATAGGAGTAATGTTACTATCTTAGATAAGATACACACGATAGAGCGGTTTGATCGTACTATATCCTTCTGTCCATGGTATACGGACGTTGATAGTATACCAAAAAGTGATGTAATTTTTGGTCACTTTGAAATCGAGACGTTTAAAATGAATACCTTTAAGCTATGCGAAGAGGGTATTAAGGTAAAAGATCTACTATCCAAGAGTTCTTTAGTTATTTCAGGTCACTTTCATAATAGACATGAAAAAACATACGGAGCAGGTACTATTTTATATGTTGGTAACCCGTTTCAAATGGATTTTGGTGATTCTGGCAACACCAAAGGGTACCATATACTGGATTTAGATACTTTAGAGTATGATTTTTATGAGAATCCAATCTCTCCACTATATGAAAAAATTTCTCTAAGCGAATTAGTAGAAGAAGGTAAATTTACACCAAAGATTAAAAAACTATTTAGTAATAACATTGTTAAACTTAAGGTAGATAAGAATATCTCACAAGAAGAGATGGACGTATTGCTTTCTAAGCTAAAAAAGCTTAAACCTGAAACTATAACAGTAGACTACGACATTAATTTTAACCGGATTCACAATAAAACTGATATAAAGGAAGACTTATCAGGTATTGACATTAAGCAAGCAATTATTGAATTTATAAATCTACTTGATATTAAAAATAAGAAGGATATTATCGATTATACTATTGATCTATATACTAAGTGTACAGTATGAAACGTATTAATTTTAAAAAGGTAATTGTAAAAAACTTTCTTTCTGTAGGCGAAGAGCCTGTTCAGGTTGAATTTACAAACGGTCTACATGTTATTACTGGTAATAACAAGGATAAACCCGATAGACGCAATGCAATCGGTAAATCTACTATAGCAGATTCTATTTATTTTGCTATTTTTGGTGAAACATTACGCGAAATTAAAAAAGATCTTATACCTAATAATATAACAGGTGGTAAAACACATGTAGAACTTGATTTCGATGTAGTTACACCCAACGGTACCAATACATATAGTATTGTACGTAATCTTTCACCTACAAAAGTACAGATTTACGAAAACGGCGTTGATAAAACACGTGATAGTACCAATAATACAACAAAATACATATGTGACGTACTAAGTGCATCGCCATCCATCTTTCAAAACTGTGTTATCATGACAGTTAACAACGCTATTCCCTTTATGGCGAAATCTAAAATTGATAAACGTAAGTTTATTGAGGATATATTCGGATTAGAGGTGTTTAGCACCATGGTATCTCAAATTCGATCAGAATATAATGATATTAAGCGTGATTTTGATAATCAGCAGACAAAGCTAACAGAGATTGAAAGATACTACAGTGGATATGTGGATCAAAAACAAAAAATACTAGATAGACGTGCAGAAAAAAGGCAATTATATGCTGAACGTAAAAAGAATAATACTATAGAGTGTGAACAGCTACTAATAGAGATTAATAATATAGATGATGTTAGTATTGACGATATTAACGTTAAAATTACCGAATACGAAGCTGGATTAGAAAAATGCGATGGTATTATTAACGAAACTACTGCAGAAATTGCAGTAGGTAAGCAAAAAATTAGCGATTATAAGGATTTGTACCTAAAAATAGGTACAAGTGAAGAGCAATGCCCGGTTTGCCTTCGAAGTATTGAAGAGCATGATATATCTTATATAAAACAAGAAAAAGATAAGATAAAACATGATATTGAGCAAGCAGCTGCCGATATTAAATTAAAAATAGCTCAAGTTGATAAATTTGCTCAAAAACGCACTCTTATTAAGAAGAAGATTACCGAATTAAATCATGAAATTAAGCAATTAAGCTTAATGCAGTTAGATAAAGCTAATAAACATGAAAGAGTACGTCAATTAGTGCAGTGGCTTGAGGAATTAGAGGTGGATTTAAATGCTGAGGACAATTCCGAAACAGATATCGACGAAATTATTAAACAAACATCAGATAGAATTGCTGAAATTACAACAGATACAGAAAAATACCGAGCTCAGTTAGCTAAACTTGATATTGTTAAGTATATTGCTAGTGAAGAAGGTGTTAAATCTTATATTGTCAATAAACTACTAGATCTACTTAATAGTCGACTACTACACTACCTTCAACGCCTAGATTCTAACTCTATTTGCATTTTTAATGAATATTTTGAAGAGGAAATACTAAACGAAAAGAACAAGGTATGCTCTTACTTTAACTTTTCCGGAGCTGAGAGAAAGGCTATAGATTTAGCATGCCTATTTACGTTTTCCGACCTAAGACGGATGCAAGGTGGTGTGCAATATAATATTGCAATCTATGATGAGCTTTTCGATTCATCTTTTGATGAAAAAGGTATAGATCTAATTACAACTATCCTTAAAGATAGAGTTGTAGAGTTAGAAGAATGTGCTATTGTAATATCACATCGAAAAGAATCTATTAAAGCCGTTACTGGCGACGTTATTTTCCTAGAAAAGGAAAACGGCATAACAAGACGATTGGATTACACTGAAATGTGTTGATTTATTCTATATTGTGTATTAAATTGTTGTAGAGATGTATAATCCGAGCCCCTTCCCACAGCCAATTGTATCGCCTTTTCCTCAGATGATGAGGGAGCCTGCACCTCAAGTTACACCTCCCTCGCAACCTGCGGAATTAGGTCTACCTAGATATATTAACTACCTAGCTGACTATAGCGGCTGTGGTCATTGGCGTATATTATGGCCGGAACAAATAATTAACGCTACGGGTGTTGGCTGCTCAAGCTCTTTAACAGCTATGGTATTTGATCCTAGATGGTATCAGGGTGTTAAATCTATTAAACTTCAAAGACAAGCAAGTTCACAGCAAAAACAATTCGTTCAATTCTTAAAAGAAATACAACCTCAAATTGGCTTTAAGTTAATCTATGAAGTTGACGATGTTGTCTTTAGAGAAGATATTCCCGACTATAATAAGTTTAAGTTTGCGTTTGATAACGATGAAATTAGACAAAACTGTATCGATATTATTAATATGTGTGATGAAGTTACAGTAACATGTGACTTTATGCGCAAGTTATATCAAGAACGTACAGGTAAAAAGGAGATTACCGTTATACCTAACTTTGTACCGCATACCTGGCTAGGCTACCTATACGATAAAAAGCGCGTTTATGAATCTTACGAGAAAAATAAGAAACGCCCTCGTATTTTATATACCGGATCCGGAGCTCATTACGATGTTGATAATAAAGTAGGAGGCAAGGATGATTTCGAGCAAATTGTTCAGTTTGTTGTAGAAACAAGAAACAAGTATCAATGGATCTTTGTTGGTTCCTTCCCACCTCCGTTACTCCCTTATATTCAAAGTAAAGAAATTGAGTTTCATCAATGGCAGTCACTAGTAGACTATCCACGTTTGTTAGCTGCGTTAGATGCCCAGTTAATGGTTGCACCACTTCAAGTCAATAATTTTAACAATGCAAAATCTGATATTAAATTTATCGAAGCAGCTATCCTCGGTATACCATGCTTGTGTCAAAATATGGAAACATACGCTGTGGCTCCAGCTGCACTTAAGTTTGATAATGTAGAAGAATTCGGTCAAAAAATCGAAAATATTCTAAGTTATAAAAACAGACAAGCCTACTTTAAAAATGTTGACGTCTTACATGAAATAGGCGCTGCAAGAACTCTGGAAATTCCAGAAAATATTGGCTGTCACATTGAGGCTCTCAACACTCCATATGGCTCACCTGAGAGAAAATATCTTAAGAAGTGGAATTAAGGTTGAAATCTCATCTATACCCACTATACTAGGGTATAGATGTATAGAAACGCAGTTTATAACGGCCGAGATCAGTCAATAAATCTTTTTACCTGGGATACAGAGGGTAAACGAATAATGAATAGTGTTTCGTTTAACCCTTACCTATATGTAGAGGATGCTAGAGGTGATAAAACTACTCTATACGGTACAAAGGCTAAAAAACGTATTTTTAGTACATCCTACGAACGTAATAAGTTTGTAAGGGAGTCAGGTGTCAAGAGAATATACGAAAATATTCCCGCTTCGCAGCAATATTTACTTGATACATTTTGGACCGAAAACGAAAAGCCAGAATTTACCCAGCAACCGCTTAAAGTAACATTTATAGACATCGAAACATATAGCCCGGATACATTTCCGGATATCGATAATCCAACACATACAGTAAATGTTATAACCTGTTATGATAGCTTTAGTAAAAAGTTTCATACATTTGGATTAAAGCCGTATACCGGATCAAATACCGATATAGCCTATCATTATTGTAAAAATGAACAAGAACTATTTATAAAGTTTTTAGATTATATTGCAGATGATTATCCTGATGTTCTAAGTGGTTGGAACTCTGAGTTTTTCGATATACCGTATATTATTGCGCGTTGTGAACGCATTCTAGGATCAGAATACGTAGCTAAACTCTCACCTCTTAAAAACGTACATTTTAGAGTTGTTAAAGGTAAGTTTGGAAGAGATCAAAAAAGATATTATATAGATGGTATGTCTAGTATCGACTATCTAGATATCTATAGACGATTTTGTCTCAAGCTAAGAGAGTCCTATAAGCTAGATGCTATTGCTGAAGTGGAGCTAGGTCAACGAAAGATAGATTACGGTGATATGAATCTAGTAACGTTAGCTGATACAGATTGGAACCTATTTGTAGACTATAACATTCAAGACGTTAACCTACTTGTTATGATGGAAGAGAAATTACAATATATATCTCTTCTTCGTATGTTATCTTATGTAGGTCTTACAACGCTTGAGGGTGCAATGGGCACTATTTCAGTTATTAACGGTGCACTAGTTAATAGAGCTAGAAAGCGAGGTGAACTTATGTCGACGTTTGTACGGCCAGAAGCAGCAGGTAAGAATCCAGGTGCCTATGTATCCGAACCTAAAGGAGGGTTTCAAACTAACATTGTTTCTTTTGACGCTAATTCCCTATACCCTAACGTTATGATTGCCTTAAACCTATCACCGGAAACAAAGATAGGTCGAATTGAGAAAGTTAGTGATGATAAAATTAACATCTACCATGTTTCAGGTAAATTATTCGAACTTACTCCAGCTAAGTTTGCTGCGTACATAAAAGCAGAACAATGCTCAGTTACTAAGGCGGGATTTTTATTCTCTCAAAAGAAGCAAGGCATTATACCAGAATTCCTAGACTATTATTACAATGAACGTGTATTAGTTAGAAAAGAACTACACGCTGCTAAGTTGAGATTATCAAAACTTAATAAATCAGATGAAAAATATAGAAATCTGCAGTTTGAAGTTGAAAGACTTAATACTAAGCAAATGGTTATTAAGATTTTGGTTAACTCGTGTTATGGTTATATGGGTAACAAGCAAGCTCCAATTGGAGATGATGATATTGCGTCATCTGTTACTCTAACTGGTCAAGCCGTTATTAAACAGGCAGGTAAATTACTACAGGAATATCTCACTACAAATTTTAACGTTGTAGATAAGCATATTTTGGATAATAGCTGGGTATACTCAGATACAGATAGTTGTTACTTTTCATTAGCGTGTATTGAAGATAGAGTTCCAATTAAAAAAGACGGTGAGGTTAACCCTGACTTTTATTCTGAGGTTGAAAAAATTGAATCTCATCTTAATACAGAAATTACATCTTGGGCTATTAAGGCTTTAAGAACTCAGGATAGTCGATTTGTATTTAAACGGGAATGTATTGCAGATGTTGGAGTATTTCTACAAAAAAAGCGATATGTAATGCATATCCTAGATGACGAAGGTATTAAAGTCGATAAATTTAAATATACAGGCGTGGAAGTAGTTAGAACTACAATGCCTAATGCTATTAAGCCGTACGCGAAGAAGATAATTGAGACAATGCTTATACACAAGTCGTTAAGTAAGACTAATGATATATTAAGCGAAACATACGACACTTTTAAGACATTACTACCAGAAGATATTGCGTTTGTGATGGGTGTTAAGGGCTATGATAAGTATGCTCCTAAATGCAGAGATTTAAATATCGTTAAAGGTATGCCTATTCACGTTAAAGCTGCATACTTACATAACTACATTAACAGAAAGCTTGAAATAGAAAATAAATACGAAGACATTACATCAGGAGATAAGACACGTTATCTTTATGTACAAACACCAAACAAATACGGTATTGAAGTTATAGGATTTAAGAATAACTTTCCTGATGAGTATAGAGATATATTTAAAGTAGATTATGAGTTAATGTTTGAAAAGATTCTGTTTAATTCTATAGAACGCTTCTATCAAGGAGTTAATTGGCAGATTAGAAAGCCTTCAGAAAATGTAACGTGTGAGCTTTTTGATTTATTTGCACTTTAATTATTGATTTTAATTTTTAATATATTAATATACATATATATGATTACATTCGTAGATCAAATCGGCAGAACAGTTATCGGTGAACAAGTTTCAGAAACAGAAACCACCCTCGTTGTTAAAAACCCTGTTATTATTCACGTTCAACCTAACCCACAAAACGGTCAACTACAAGTACAGTCCTTTCCATACCTGTTTGTAGAGTTTATCGACCCAGCACATCGCGATACCAACAATTGGACCTTCTATAAGAGCAATATTGTCATGTCAGATGTTGTATTGGAAGAGCGTATTAAGCAGCAATACCACGGTATTAATACCGTACAGCCTTCAACTCCTACAGGAGATGCAGAAGTAATTCGTCTCTTTGATGAGGATTGATTAAATAAATTCAGCAAACCCTCGGCGCCTCTGATGCAAGCGTAATTCCGAGGGTATTTTTTTGTCTTGATTTTTAGAGCTAAGTATCCATAATATCTATATGGATAAAGATGTTAAAAGTGCACTAGACAGTATTGATGAAGTAAATCCTTTCGCGACCTATCTTTCAGATAGTACCTTAAGCAGAGTAGATAGCTGGATTGATACCGGCAGCTACGTTCTAAATGCAATTATTTCAGGATCCGTTTTTGGTGGTATACCAAAAGGTAGAGTAGTCATGCTAGCAGGCGAATCAATGACAGGTAAGTCGTTGTTCGTTCAAAAAATTCTCGCTAATGCTCAAAAAGAAGGACTTATTCCTGTTATTTTTGATACAGAAAACGCTATTGATGCAGAAGGAGCTACTCGCATTGGTTTAGATGTATCTAAGGTCAAATACGTACCATGTGTTAGCATCGAACAGACACGTAATGCTCTTTATAAGTTTTTAACAGCCGTGCAAGAGAAGAAGTTGCAAGGTAAGTTTATCGTAGCCATTGATTCCCTTGGTAATCTTCAATCTGAGCTCGAACATTCACGTATGGGTAAAGAGAGTACAAGTTCTGATATGGGATCTAAGGCTCGTGCAATGAAAACACTATTACAAACGTGTACTAACCTAGGATCGATAACACAAACAACAATTTTACTTACTAACCACGTTTACGATGACCCAACAGCAATGTTTCCATCAATTGAAAAAAATATGCCCGGTGGTAAAGCGTGCGTCTATCTTCCATCGGTCACAGTACAATTAGCTCGTAAACCTGTTAAGGATGATGGTGGTAAGACTACTGATGCATCTCTTGCAGTTGGTCAGAAAAACTATTCTGGTATTATTATTAGAGCTCTAACACGTAAAAATCGCTTTATTAAGCAGTATCTTGAAGGTGAAATGTTCTTATCATTCTCAACAGGCTTAGATCGATACTACGGATTACTTGATCTTGCAGTGGGTCACGGTATTGTTGTTCAAGGCGGAGCTACTTATACACTTGAAGATGGAACTAAGCTAGGATATTATCGTAATTTTAGAAAAGACATTAATTTATGGGAAAAGACTATTATACCTCTCTTAGAAGTAAAAATTAAGAAAAACTGGTCTTACTCTAATGACGAAGTAACAGTACCTGATGAAGTATTAGAGGATATTAATTAATTTCTTTATATCTCTAAACTTAACAGTGTTATAAGTTAAAAGAGCACGATCTCTAAAGATATCATAGGTAATGTTCATCATATCTATGATATCTTTTAATTTATAATTAGATAATACATATTGCTCAAACACTATTTGATCAAACACTGCTTTTCGTTTACCAGCAGATATTTTAGCGCACCAATCTGCTGTTCGCTCAATCATTTTAAATTTAATACTATTTTTTTCTCTACGCTCCGGAGTCCAACTAGCTTTCATATTAATAATAGATTGCTCAGATAACTTCCAGGTTTTACCTTTTTGCGATGGTGGTTGTACTCCTCCATCATTAATATTAAACAAAATACCCCCATCCATTTTTTTACCATACTGCTCAATAAGTAATTTTTCCTGTTCAAAAGCTTCAGCTTCAAGCAAATTATCATCCATAATAATAACAAAATCTTTACTTTTATAACCTTTATCACGTATTGTATTGATTTTTATAGTTAGCCATTTATTATGGTTATGACCGGTAAATGACCAGGCTCTAGAAGCTGTACCTTTACCGATATAAAACGGTTTACGAGTTTCAGGATCAATATACATATAAACATAATACTTATTCATACTAGTATTTATAGTAACCGACTTTATTATTTATAATAACCAACTTTATAAGATCATGAGGAAACAAAAATTAGTTTTAGCGTTTAGTGGTGGTGCGGATAGCACATTACTATTATACATGGCAGCTCAACAAGGATATGAAGAGATTCATACTGTGTCTTTTGACTATGGCCAGAGACATCATAGAGAACTAAAGTGTGTTAATAAGCAGCTGCTAAACATTAATAAAAAATATCCTGATATAACAGTAACTAATAAAGTATTAGATGTAAGATATCTCAAAGATATATCACCTACCTCTTCTCTCACGAACGACGATATTGATAATCCGGATATTAGTAAAATTGCTGGTGACGCTCAACCTGTATCGTACGTACCGTTTCGAAACCAAATGTTTATTACAATTTGCTGTGCATACGCTGAGAGTTTAAAAGCTGATACAGTATGGTATGGTGCAGCTCAAGTAGATTCATTAGCCGGTTACTGGGATGGGAGCTATGAGTTTGTTGATAGTGTTAACAGCTTAGTATCACTTAACAGACAACATAGGATTACCGTAGGAGCTCCATTGCTCTCCATGTCAAAGGCTGATATTGTAAGACAGGGTGTAGAATTAGGCGTAAACTTCGGAGATACATGGACATGTTATTCTAACCGCGAAGATGGACTAGCTGATGCAACTACACCTTCAAGTAGTTTGAGGTTGCAAGGGTTTATTGATGCTGGATACAAAGATCCCATCAAGTACCTTCAACAGGAAAAACTTGATGGGATTTATGAAGTTAAAAATTGTAAAGAATTATAAGCCGTAGCGTCTAAGCTCCTCTAACTGAAAACTAGTTTTTGGAGCAAATTTTTGTTTAAAGCTTACCGATTCTGTAATTGGCTTCGGAGTAGAATACACTACTTGCTCCGACATATAAGTTGCAGTATAACTTTCACCTACAACCTTAGAGTCATCGAATCCTCTTTTCTTGGCGATTGCCTTTTCCCACGGCTCAACCTTACCACTTTTATTAAGGTCAGCTTTTTTAGGATTAAACTCTTCGTCCTCACCGCCTATATCTTGACCAATGTATAGTTCATCTACTTGAGCTGATTCTTCTGGTGTAAGATCTCTACCCATTATATGCTGCATATACGCTATTGCTTGCTTTTCATCTGCAAACTCACCTTCTGAAGCCTTATTATTCATAAATTCAAAAGCACCGTCGAAATCATCTGTAAAGTCAGGCTCTGCTTCATATTCCGCTTCCCATGGATTAACAGGTCCTGGACGCATTCCCTTTTCACGAGCTATACGTGCAGCATGTAGTTCCTGACCATAATCATCATCATAACCATCTTCTGCTTCTTCTTCTTTAGAACCCATAACTTCATCATATTCCTTCTCACCGACTCCGGCTCTACCACTAGGATCGTAGTATGACTCAGGATCTGTTTCTTCATCTTCTACCATTTCTTCATCTTCTTTTCCTTGAACAATAGGCTTTACTGCTGCAGAAAGGTACGCTGCAATTTTCTCATAACCAGGTAAGCTTCCTATTTGATTGACAAACGATTTAAGCTTTTCTACGCTGTTAATTTTAGGTGCAAAATCCATTACCTCTGCTAAAGCTGTATCATCAATATCAAATCCTGGTTCACCTAAATTAGTTTGAATTTCTGAGAGTATTTTAGCAACAGAAGCACGCACAATAAGAGAATCATCTGCAATAAGATCAGTAAGAGCGTCGTCCATTTCCTTACCAGTACGTGTTTGTCTTACTTGCTTGGCCATTTCTTGCGCTACAGCACGAGCAGCATATTTTTCTTCTCTACCTCTATTTACACCGACACCGCCTATAAAATCATCAAGGGTATCAGATATTCTTGCTGCAATTTCATCACTCTTAGCGTTAATTAATTCTTGCTTTTGTTTTAACACATTAAGCATAGCTTGCTTTTTACCTGTAAATCCAGCTCCGTTTTTAATTGCATTAAGTTCGCCATCGTCTATAATGTCTAAGAAGTAAAGAACTTCACGAATAAATTTAATTGTATCTAACGGAGCAGAACTTAAACCGCCTGCTTTCATTTTGGAAGTAATACCTCCAAAAGAAGGATGCGAAGCTGTATAAGGCGAAACCTTTGCTTCTGTTAATATTGATACTCGTGTTAAAAGATCTTGAAAGGAACTCATATATTATATTTATACCATATGCAATTAAATTGGACGGATTTTAACGAAATGTCACATAAAAAAATGTGTGAGCTACCCGGAATAGGTAAAAAGGTAGTGGAGCGTATTATTAGTATGCGTCCTTTTAGATCAAACGATGATCTTTTTAAGATTAAGGGTCTAGGCAAACATACACTAAACAACCTCGGCATTGAAAAAACTAAGAAAGAACGTAAATCATGGCATCTTATGCCAGATGGTATTGAATATCCATCATACGCTCTAGCTAAAAATAATTTAACAGGTCAAATTGATTTTTTCTGGAGAATGCCAAAGGAGAGACGAGAATACCTATAACGTTATGTGTGCTATTATAGGATCTAACAATGTATCTAAATTTGAGGTACTATACGAAGGTAATTTACCTAGAGGTAACTTCTCTAGTGGCGTCGTCTGCTTGTATAACGGTAATGAGCAACAAACAATTAAAAAGCAAGGTACCTTAGATTTTAATCAAATAGAACTAGATGATAGATGCAACTACTACATCGGTCACGTACAAGCTCCTACATCAGCAGCTCGTGAGTGGTCGTATGATACATCACACCCCTTTGAATCATTATCATGGTCGGTAGTTCATAATGGAGTATTGACTAACTGGAAGGAATTAGTAAGAGAATTCGTTGATTGGGATGTAAATCCTGTTGATACAGCTGTAATTCCTAATTTATTACAGCAATTTACAGAAGAATGCATTAATGAGTGTTTAGCTACATCAACCATAAAGAGTGTCTTAGGTAAGCTAGAAGGAACATTTGCATTATGTGTTATAGATACTGACTGTAATGAAGTTTATATTGCTAGGCAAGGATCTATTTTACACTACAATGACAACGGTGATATTTCGACTCTTGAAGGTGAAGGCTTTAAATTGCTACCTGAAGGTGTAATTATGGTATTAAAAGACTTTAAAACATGGGAGATTGCTGATTTCTTTGAAATTAAATCACCATTCTTATTTTTATAAAATTATGTCAATAAACAAAACACTATATTTCTCTGCAACAAAGGGAAGCCGTAAAGATACTTTGTTATTTAAAAATAGTTCTACTTATAATAAGTTTATTTTTAAAGAAAACAATACTTTACCTTTGCCGCAAATTTATAATAAAGCCATCGATTTGGCTATTGAAGGTAAAAAGGACTATCTTGTACTATGTCATGACGATGTAATTATTGAATCTGACGTAGCGTATAAATTACCTGATATTCTTCGTACAGAATTTGATATGGTAGGCGTCGCAGGCACCACAGAGTGTAAATTACAAGAACCAGCGCTATGGCATATCATGGGAGGTGGATTTGAGAACGGTAAACTACATGGCGCTGTCGGACATGGTAACGATCAACGTAAAAGTATGACATCATTCGGAACATACCCTCAACGCGTTATACTTATCGACGGTGTGTTTATGGCAATTCACCGCAGAGTATTTGAAAAAATTAGATTTGATGAAACTAACCCGGCAGGCTTTCATTTTTACGATTTAGATTATTCTATGCAGTGTTATAAAGCTGGCTTTAAAATCGGTGTATCAGACATTATGATTACTCACGCATCTCCTGGACTCAGAGAATTTACCGAAGAGTTTAATAAGGGACAAAAGTGGTTTTTAGATAAGTGGCAAAATAAACCTGCTTAAACAAATTTTATCGATAGTAGAAAAATTACCAAGTAACGTTATATTATACAAGTGAGTAAGTTAGATTTAGAATTCTTTGAAAATGTCGTCATATATAAATCACTTACAGACTCAACCTATTTAGCATCGATAGTTGACTTTGTAAAACCGGAATATTTTAAAACGAAAAATATTGCGACAATCTTTAATATAATTAAAGAGTTTCATGATAAAAGGCAAAAGCTACCTACAATAACTGAAATTAAATCGTATCTGGTAACAGATGAACTAAGACAAATTTTTAAAACGCTTGTTCATTCATTTAACGATATTGATAAAAATATTGATAAAGATGAATTGTATGAAAATACTGAACGCTTTCTTAAAGAGAAAGCTGTATTCCATACTATGCTCTCAATTGCTGAAGATGTAGCTAAAGGAAATGTAGATACGTCGGCTGCATTAGATAAGTTTGAAAAATCATGTAATATTAGTTTAGTTACTGACCTAGGACTAGAACTATACGGTGATATTGATACAGTTATTGATGATTTGACTAACGTACAGAAAACTATTCCAAGTAAATGGGAATGGCTTGATAGTGCATTAGGAGGAGGATTCCTAGAAAATGGTCGAGCATTGTATGTATTTGCAGGTGAGACAAATATTGGTAAATCTATCTTCTTAGGTAACCTTGCTACTAATATATCGGAGCAAGGTAAAAACGTACTGCTAGTTTCGCTTGAAATGTCTGAAGTATTGTATGCTAAACGTCTATGTTCAAACGTATCTAAAATACCTCTGAAGGATCTTGCAACTAATACACATGCACTTAAACAAGCTCTTACAGAGCAAAAAGCAGCTGGTAAGGGTAGCTTATTTATCAAAGAATTTCCACCATCGACAATTACACCTAATCAACTAAAGGCGTTTGTTAAAAAAATTACAGATACAGGAATTAAAATTGATGCTATTGTACTAGATTATCTCAACCTTATGCATTCAACGATAGGTTCAAATTCATATGAACGTATTAAAAATGTTACAGAGCAAGTTAGAGCTATGAGTTATATTTTTAACTGTCCTATTATTAGTGCTACTCAGTTAAATCGTTCAGGCTTCGATACAGAAAATCCCGACCTTGCAACTATTTCTGAATCTATAGGATTAGCAGCAACAGCAGACGTAATTGTATCGATTTATCAAAACGTTGAAGATAGAGAACTTGGTATTATTAGACTGGGTATGATGAAAAACCGGTACGGTCCTAGAGGACATACACAGCCAATGCGCATTGATTATTCTACCCTTACTATTACACAAGCTGACGATGTAGAAGAATTTGCAGCAGATGACTCTTACAATTCACTAGCGGCATTTGCTGGTTGATAAAATCTATATAACGCATAAATACAAGTAGTTAAATGACTACTTGTAATAATATTACTATAAACGTTAAGGCTTACCGTGAAGGTAAGCGAGATTTTAACGTCCAAGAATTAAATGAAATTAAATTATACTTCCTAAAGTATAAGGACCAATTACAAAGCACAGAATTCTTTGAAGGTGTATTAAAGGGATATAAGGTCGTAAGTTGCGTTGCAACCGAGTACTATTCGGAGTTTATTTCATATATGGTACAACAACATGCAGCCTCTATTGCTGTTATTGTCGATCCACAAGCAAAACATGTACTTTTTCAAAAAAACAGTACATGTAGTGTTGATATAAACAAACTAACAGACATACTGTGTGGAGGTCATACAATACTAGACAATATAGTAGTGGGTAAGCTGACAAAACCATTTTTAACCTTTACAAAAACTTTAAAACCATGTTAAATTTCGACGTCGTAGAGCAACCTTCACATAATATTGTAAAGGAAGAAACAGAACACTTATTATTATCCTTTTGTACCTTATGTACATTGCTTAAGGGTAAGAAGCTAAGTATTCAAAATGTATTTATCCTTGTATTGCAAGAAGAACGTCTACGAAATATATTAAAAGAGCTTTTAAGTGTTGATACTAACTTTGAAGTAGTTAAACTATTTATAAATTACGATCCACTTATATCAGTCAGTAAGTACGTAACTAAATTTCTAAATTCAAATTCCAGTCTTAAACTATGATAAACGAAAAGCAGAAATATATTTATAACACATTCTTATATACTGCTCGTAACATAAAAAATAAGCCAGTTAAACACAGGCAAGACTTTACTAAATTAGATTCAACATCTGAAGTAATACTTAAAAAGTTAGACAACTTCTTTACAACTAATAGTAGTGTAAATTACAGCGACTTTTTTGTAGCTCCGTATCATGTATATAGTAAGGATGAATACTTTGATTTACAATTTTATATAACTCGTAGAGCTATTAAGTGCTATACTGAATTTATTAAAAAGAAAGAACGTGACAATCCTGACGATATTGAAGTTATAGACTCGTGTAAAAAATGCTGCGTGTTTATATATAACTACTGCAAAGAAAATAAACTTACATTAGATCAATATAAGCATAGCATTGTTGGTAGTACTCCTATTACGTTACAGCATCTTAAAGAGCATAAAATTAACTTTTATACTCTACATGCGTTAAATGTTGAAAACAGTGTTATGAAATTTGATTCGAGTATTATCGGATTTATGATTGACAACTTTTTTAACACGTATAATGCAACTAGAGCTAAGTTTATACGATCTGTAAAACTTAAACCGACCATCCGAAAAGCTTTTGATATAGTAAATGAAAAGCTGTTGATTTATGGATAAATCACATTAAAATAATTTTATCAGAGCAGTATATCTGATACTAACTAAACACAACTAAGACAACCAAATAAAAATATGTTCAACTCATCAATGTTTCAATCAATTAAAGCAGCTCTCTCTAAAGACGAAGAAAAAGGCGCAGCATCCGGCCTATATAACGAAATTCTTAAAACACCCTCGGGTAATACATTTACTGTACGTCTTCTACCGTTTGCAAAAGACCCATCGAAGACATTTTTTCATTACTTTGTACAAGGCTGGACTTCGTTCGCTACTGGTCAGTACGTTCAAGCTATTTCTCCACAAACGTTCAATGAACGCGATCCTATTTCCGAAGAGCGATTTAGAGTACTACGTACAGGCTCACCTGAAGAGAAGGAAAAAATGCAAGCAGTTCGTCGCTCTGAAAAATGGCTCCTCAACGTCTACGTAGTTGAAGATCCAACCAATCCTGCCAATAACGGTACTGTAAAGATCTTGCGTTACGGTAAACAACTTCATAAAATTATTATGGAAGGTATCGAAGGTGAAGATGCAGAAGAGTTTGGCGCACGTATCTTTGATCTCGGTGCAAATGGAGTTAACTTTAAAATTAAGGTCGAACAGCAAGGTGATTATCCTACATATGTAAGCTCACGCTTTACCGGAGCAGGTAAACTAAATCTTACTGAAGATGAACAACAGAAAATTTATAATAGTACGTTTAATCTTGAAGAAGTGTTCTCGGTTAAGTCATATGACGAGCTTAAGCAAATGATTGACGAGCATATCTACGTTAACGCAGATGCAAAATCTACTCAAGTAGCTACTCCTCACTTCGAAACTAAGCCAACTGTAACATCGCAACCCGAAACTTCTCCATTCCGTGAACAAGCATCTACTACTGTTAGTATGGAAGACGATATCGACGAACTTCTTAAGGATCTGTAAATTTATGACATTAGAAGAAAAACAAGCACTGCTACAATTTGTTGGACAAACATACGGACAAGCTACTAAGACTGATAACTTTATCGTAGGCGGATCTAATTCACTACGACCAGTAGGTCAAGACTTTAAAAGTCACTTCGAGCAAATCCTACATGCACCAGTGGTTGATAGTATTGAAAATCAACCAGCTCCTGTTTACGAACAGCAAGTTCATGCACAACCAGCAATTGCTCAAGTAACGCATGAACAAGCTATTCAAGAGCTAGCGCAAACTAATACTGTAACACCTCAAATTCAACATGTAACGCAGGCACCAGTAGCTAATACTGACTTAATACAAGTACTACAAGATATAAACTTGACTTTAGGTAGAATCGCTAATACACTTGAAAAGAAGAAAGTAACACCAAATGTCACAACAAAGAAAACTAAAGCTAAAGTCCCGGACTGAATTCGTACGATTTTTAGACTCTTTCTCAAAGGTAAATGATTCGTTTATTGCAGAAGTAAAGCTTGATAGTATAACAGCAATTACAACATCACCAGATAATACGCTAGTAGTATACGGTGAACATAATAGTACTTCGGATTATAATACTAACCTAAACATACCTGATAGTAAAAAACTAGTACGTGTACTAGATACTATTAATAGCGATTCGTTAGAATTTACTATTAATAGTAATAACTTAGAGTATAAGGATTCAAATGTAAAATTTAAATATCATTTATTTGAAGACGGATTTTTAAGTAAGCCTGCTTTAAGTATCGAAAAGATTAAAAACTTTAAGTTTGATATTACTTTTAATCTTACTAAGCCACAACTACAAAGTATTTTAAAGGGCAGTACATTTGCTACAGATACAAACAAATTATATCTGTATACAGATAACGGGTCATTAATGTCTGAGTTAACAGATAGAGTGAGACACAATACAGATTCTTACTCTATGGCGTTAGGGCCTGCTGATTTTGATCTACAGCCTATTGCAATTAACTTTGATAATATTAGACTTTTGACGTTGTTAGATAATACATTCGAAGTAAATATTAACACTCAATTCGGAGTAATTGTTGTAACAACGTCAAATACTACAACTAAACTATCATATATTATATCATCACTTACACAATGAACAGGCACACTAAAAATAAACTATCAACACCGAGCTACTTTATTAAAAGACTTAAAGATAACGGATTCGTTACTTTTAAAATTTTTAAAAACTACGCTGAAAGCGATCCACGTAGATGGACCATTCTCGTTGATCCAGGTATTGCCTCTATCTATGTAACATGTTACGAAAATAAGGCATTTAAGGGAGACGTTTTATTTGAATTTAGCGATGGTGGGCAGTTACTACCTAAGAATTTCTCAATTAAGACAAATTCAATTGAAGTAATTGTTACGAAGCTACTGCAATTAGGTATTCAGCAAGTAGAAACGTCAGCAGCTAACGCTTAAAGATGCATCCACAGTTACGCAATATTTACGCTATTACTACAGGTGATTTTGTTGGTGAAATGTTCATTTATATAAATGAAACACTAGATACGTACAACTTCCTATCTGTACCAAAGATGATAAATCGTGCAGTTCCAAAAGATAAGTTTGAAATCGGATGGAACTCCAATATAATTGAGTTAGTAGAGACAGCGCCGACAGAAGTATACGAAGTTGCTGTAGCTCAATTTAATTATAATGAAGACTCTAATAATTGATGGTAATAATTTAATACATCGTACGTTCTGGACTGCAAAAACTCAGTCAGAGCGTACGGGTATTAATAGTGTTGAACAAGTTAACGATTTTCATATCTATTTTACGCTTAATGCTATTCACTCTTATGTGAGTAAGTATAACCCAGACGCAGTAATAACCGTGTGGGATGAAAAACCAGAATACGAGGCTAATATTCGTAAAGCGTTACTAACAGAATATAAGGGCAATCGACTAAATGACGCTACTCCGCATCGAAATAACGATATTATTAAGCAACTACTCAGCTATCTCGGAATTAATTCTATCTTTCCTCGTGAACTAGAAGCTGACGATATTATTTCGTATATTGTTAAAGAACATATCGGTAATAAGGTTATTGTATCTGTAGATAAAGATTTTCTACAACTTGTAAGTAATACTATTACATTATTTGATCCAATACGTAAGCAAGAATACACTGCTTATAATTTTGAAGAGTTAACAGGCTATAAAGCCGATACAGAATGGTTAGCAGCTAAGTGTTTAGGTGGAGATAAATCAGATAACGTTCCAGGTATACCAAAATTTGGTAAGGTTAAGATCAAGAAGTATCTAGATGGTGAGGTAACACTTAATACAGAGCAACAAGCTACATTTGATTTAAATCACTCTATATTTACATTAGATAAGTATAAGGAATATCCACGCGAGCAGCAATACTATAAAACTCAACTCGATATTGAGTCTACTACCAACTGGAAATTATTTTTAGCAGCGTGCGAAGAGCGTAATTTTCAAAATATTTTAAAGAAGAAAGAGAGTTGGTATAACTTGTTTTTCCTTAAACATAAACTAACATCATTATTTAAATGATTATACCGGAAGATTATGTTATTATTAAGTTCTTTGAATTAGGTTACTACCCTAAGCGAAATAAGTTTAATAATACCTTTCAGTGCGGGTGCCCTATTTGTAAGGAAGGTCACTCATTAGGAAAAAAGCGTAGATGTTACTATATACCTGAAAAAGAGGTAATTTTCTGCCATAATTGCGGATGGTCAAGTAAACCAGCAAAATGGATCTGTGAAGTATCAGGATTATCAAATATAGAGCTAATTGAAGAGTTACGCGAGTATGTACCAGAATTAGTAATACCTGAGGATAAGAATATTATAAAGAAAATTGTTAGCAGTACTTTACCTGTAGACAGTATTAATCTTTCCGACGAAAGTCAATTAGCATACTATAAAAATAACGATGTATTACGTTCGTGCATGCACTTAATTAAACATAGAAGGTTAGATACAGCTATAAACAGACCTACAAATTTATATTTAACGTTAACCGATAAAGTACACAAGAACAGATTAATTATACCGTTTATAACAGAGCGGAATGATATCGAATTCTACCAATCACGTACGATATTAAAATTTGATAATAAAAAACCAAAATACCTATCAAAAATTAACGCTGAAAAGACATTATTCAATATAAACAAAATAGATACTGCAAACGAATTTGTTTACATTTTCGAAGGCCCTGTAAACGCGTTTTTTACAAAAAATAGTGTAGCTGTTGCAGGTATTACAGAGGGTAACAATACATTTACACCTAGACAGCGTGAACAGCTCAATACTACGTTAAAGTTTCATACAAAGATATGGGTATTAGATTCTCAGTGGATAGATACCGCATCGTTAGTAAAATCGCAAAATCTTTTAGAGCAAGGCGAGAAAGTTTTTATATGGCCTGAAAAATTTGGTACGAGATTTAAAGACTTTAACGATATTGCAATGCATTGCAAAATAGACGAAATTACAGGAGAATTTATACAAAAAAATACCTGTGAAGGACTCACAGGTATAATTAAGTTAGCTGAGATTAAAAGATTTAGACATTAAACGGTAACTATTGTATCTACCAGGTTCACGCCTTTATTATCAAAGATTAATGTTATATGTTTATATCCTATTGCAGCTGTTGCTTTTGCTTTAGCAATATTTTTGCTCTTTTGTTGAGAATACGTCCATGCACTTTTAACCTCATAAACCACATTACTTTCTTCATGAAAAAAATCTGGAAAGTACTTTTTATTTCCTCCCTTATACATATACGATATAGTAGGTACATCAATACCGACACTAATATTATTAACGTTAATACCCTCTCCTACCAAGTATTCTAGAGCCTGCGGCTCAAACCCTTGAACCGTAAATAACCTTCCATTCACTTTCACGTGTTTAAGCCTATAACCACTCTTCATTGCTTTAAGGTGTATATCTATTAACTGCATTGGATTATCTACACCGTATTTTTCACGCATGTTATCTGCTCTTCTTACTTTTGTAGATAAGAGACTATTAGATTCTTTAATTGTTCTGAGCTCAACACCTAGCCTAATAAGCCAATTTTTAATTGTAACGTGTGATACATTAAAATGCTTACCCAGTTCAATCAAGGATAAGCCATTGCTATATAGTGCTTTTAATTCACTACAGGTTTTTGGTTTATCGTCTAAAAAATGAAGCTTGCAGCTTTTTTTGTAGTCTGCAAGCTTGTTATTATCTGACGTGGTTCGCTTTTTAATATTATTAATTACTAAAACCCTATTAACGCGATTATACATTACGTTGTATTTTTTAGATATAGATCTTATTGTGAGCTCATTATTATAATCTTCAATGATTTTTTGTGCTAATGTTGATTCTATACTACGAGTCTCTTTAACCTCCATATGTATATTTAGTCAAGAGACAAGTTTTACATCTATACGTATTTGAAAGCGGGATTCTCAGTTTGAGAAATATAACCTCTAAAAGATTCTGTAAGTGCTGCTAATTCAGTTGCTACGCGTGAAATTTTACGTTGCTCTGATTGTTTCATTCTATCGAAAATTGTATCAGCTTCTGCGTTAGCTAACTTAACTTGAATAGAGTCGCCGTGGGTACCATTAAGAAAGTCAAGAAACTCATCACATCTACCAACCCATGATTCAAGCTCTTGTTGCATTGCTTGTGCTTGAGCTGATCTAATCTTAGCAGCTTGTGCAACAAGATCACCATCAGGTGATTCAGGCGTCTCTGTCGAAGTATCAAAAGCTGATGGATCAGTTCCCTTATCTAATGAAGCTTCCATTGCTGCACGGTCACCACTAACACCATCTTGCTCATTTAAATATTTTAAAAATCTCTTCTCGAACTTTGTCATATGATTATTTATTCCTTACACTAAATAATTATGTGAATATTTCAACAAATCCACATCAAATAGGTCGTGCTGATGCACCAATTAACGCTCAAGGTGGAATCGACACTCAATTAGATAAAAGAGATCAAGAAGAAGCTCTGAGTAAAGCACCAGCTATACTACCTACTCCTCTTGACGCATTACCAGTACTATTAGGCGATTTATTTGTAGCTCTTAATAGAATTAAAGAAACATTTTCCCGAGCATGTGATAGTCCGACTATTAATAAGGAACATTTAGTAGAACTACAGCATGATATTGATGATATTTCGCAGAATGTACTTGATTTAACACAGACATTAGCTAAAATGATACTGTAACAATGTTCAATATATTAAAGTCGATCGCTATAACAGTACTTATTAGTTTAGGTATCGCATTTTCATTAAAATCAGTCTTTGGATTTTGGGAAACATTTGTTTTATTTTCCATTATACAGCTCGGTGTAAGCTATATGTGGAATACAGCTAAACTTAATAAGGCGGACATTATAATGAGTGAAGTTGAACAGACTATTGACGAACTAATTAAAAAGCAAGAAGTTGAAGTAGAATGTCCATGTGGTAAAAGTAAAATTAATACAATTATTTTCGTAAATGACGACGTTGTACTGCAATGCGAAAAATGTAATAATTCCTTTAGAGTTCTTACAGAAGTAAAAACACAACTACTTACTGAAACGGTAAATATGGAACAAGTCTATGATAAGTTAAAAGGAACTACCTTATAATAATGTTATAGAATATATGAAACAGTTTAAATTTAACTTAAAAAACGGATCGAAGATTAAAATGGAGTTTGACGAATTTGTTCGTTGGGCGTGCTTACTTGAGGGTGTTGAATATATTTCGACAGCGTGTGAAGAACGAGGAATGAATATTAATGACGATAGCTGGATCAAGCCCTTAGCCTTGCAAAAGTATATCGAAGAACGTTTTCCTGCTATGCAACACGATCTCAAGGTTGAAGCAATTATGGGCAATATTTAAGCTTCGCGCCAGGTATAATTATAATTAAAATTATATCGATTACGTAGGAATGTACCTGCAAATGGCGAAGTAGTGTCATTTGATATACCTGTCAAATTATAATATAAATTTGATATATTATAAAACACAAACGGAACTGCAAAGCGCGTAGCTGTAAATCTATGATCTAGTTCTAAACTATTATCAGGTATAATTAGGAAAGTACTAATATCTCTGTATATACCTGTTACATTAGACTGTACACCGGTATATACAGTAGATACTGTTACTGATTTAGTAGAGTGGTTTATACTATAACCTATCTCTGTAGGAGGAAAGGAAGATTTTGAGGGTGTACTGATACCCACCTTTAGTTGATCAGGCCATGGTGCACCGACTGCTGTAATAGGACCATTATTTGTTGTTAAAACAAGGTAATTATTACTATAGTAAGGTCTATCATATACAGGTGTATTATACGTGTAAGTAGTTAACGGTATACTATATGTATAACCGTCACCAGTATTTATTTTTGCTGTAGATGCTGTAGTATTGTACCAGTTTAACTTTATCTTATAGGTAAACTCGAGAATATCACCCATTAATACGTCAATAGCGCTGCCAAAGGTATTTCTAGCAAAAGCATTACTCGATAATGCAGGCTTTATAGCGAATTCTTGCAAACTAATATCCTGTGAAGCAGAGATAGTACTAAATGTCGCTTTGTATACCTTAGAACTTAGTCCTTCTATATAGCTTTCCTTATTATCGCAAAGTATATTAATAAAAGAACTTAAAGGAGGTGCTGCTAAGATGCCATTTAAGTAATACCCAGCTGATCCGCCAAGGCTACCACTTACCCCTAAGTCTAAGTAATTAATCAAATCAGGTACATCGGTATTATATAAAGCCATCAACCCACCTGATAATATAGTATTACTACACCAATCACTATTATACGCGATTTCATTATTACGTATAATTTTAACGTTATATGTACCTTTAAGGTCAACTGTACAGTTTAAAGTATTATTCATTTTAAAAATATGATAGAGATGTACTGCTAGTATACGACCCCACTGGTCGAGTATAGCCACCGTTATTTAAATACGTAGTGCCACCGTTAATTAACTTCCACGTATCTCCCATACTCGAAAGACTTAAAGTATACGCACCATTTTTATATGTAAAGTAATCAGTTCTTGTTAATATTACTCGAGTTGTACCGTTTACTAAGGCATCTATATAATGCCCGAAATTATAATAATCAGGAGCTGTATCATTATTACCTCCTAAATTTGAATCGGCACAGTAATTTCTACCAGAAAGTAAACATGCCTTAGAGGTAGCAGCATCGCTATTATCAGTATATTTAAATGTACATAGCTCATTTAAAAATGGAGGATACGCTGGGGATATTACAGGAATTGCGGTAATTGTACTTGACTGAGTATTATAGCAAGATAGGGTGGATATTGTAGTTACATTGGTACTGTTCTGTACCAATGTAGGCGCTACACGAACACCTTCAATATGTACGTTATCAATAACAATCCTACCTGCAGATGTTGTTGTTGTAAAAGAACTAACAGGCTTTGTAAAAGATACACCTGGTCTAAATCGACTATTAGCTGAAGCACTTAAATTAACATTTAATGTTAATAAGTTAGTAAACTCATTATCCGGTGAATACCTATAATCAACAATAAGAAGACTACCTAAATCAGCCAGTCTAGCTCTTATTGTCTTTTTAGATGAATCTACGACATTAAATCCTGTAATTGCAAAATTTGTAGAATATTTGTTATAAGAAAATGTAGGAAATTCAGCACGGATCGAGATAGAGTTAGGTATTACGGAAGCCTCAGTAATACCATCTCTAATTAACCTAGTATTTGTACTATCATTTGCTGATACTGCAAAACCACCTGTTGAGTCAAAACCAACGCCAATTAAAGCACCGTATAATCCAAACTCCAAGCCGGTATAACCTGTGATGTTCTCAAACGAAGATAATCCCGAGTAACCTAAATCTATACCTGAACTACCGCCATAAAATTCATAATCTGCATTTTGTAAAAATACACAAAACCCAAACTCCGTACTAGGTAAAGCACCACTCAAGTAATAATCAAAAGACCACACGATATCATAATATGGTGAATAACATGCCTCGCCTATACTTAAAGCTTTTACACCGGTTGGAGTTAGATACATATATTATATATTTAGTTTACGACCGCTTAATAAAAACGCAAGTAAGAGTTTTACTACCCTTAAATGATGAGGAATGAATTAATTCAAAATTAAGTCTCTTCAACTCTTGAAATATAATTGAAAAGTACTCCTTATCTAAGTTCATTACTATACTACCTCTTTGCTCGTCTACTAATATAAAGTCAGTAAACTCTTCGGCAAGAGCATATGCTTTATCTGGAACGGTCACAGTAGTATTTAATCACATACTACGCGATTACTTTGTATAGCCTATAATTCTAAGATTAATAGATACTTCACTACTCCATGGCGATATACGCAGTCCAAAAAATGAATTATTACCAATACTTGATAAGGGTATAGTCGCATGACCCTGTATAAGAGCTGCAAGGCTATTAGGTAGTTCTGCTATTTGATACTCGTAATCCCCAACCTCGGTTAAATTAGTTGTAGCAAGTTTTGTAATTGCTGGAGCTCCAGCAATTACAATAGGATTTAACGGAGTAGTAGTAGCTAACATCCTATACTCTATAATAACACTTTTAGCAACTAAAGGTAATCTACGACCTGTAGACACACCGGTAATATTAGATATAGTAGGATACGTATTCATTTTTATACCGGTAAGTACATTAGAATAAGTTGTAAAATTAGTACATATTGCCACCGGCGCAGCTAAAAATACTGTACCTGCTTCTCCATTATAAACATCAGAATCATTAATGGTTGTAACTGTACCGGGGTATATAGGAGCTGCAGTGAGAGCGACAGCTCGTATTTGATTAAATTCGTCAATACTAATAGTATTGTCACCAGCAGTATACTTACCTCCTATTGACTGCCATCCCGCATTAGCCCACTGGTATAATGTACTATTACCGGTATCAAACGCCAAATCACCAGTGACTGATGTTACTAGGGTACCTATACTACCTGTTCTGTATACAAGGTTACCTACAACACTACCACCGTACGTCATACCATCACCTACAAAAAGTCTTTCTGTATCAGCTGTATATCCTAACTCACCTTGTGCTAGTACTATACCCTTCCTATCAACATCAGACCCTCTTCTAACAAGAAGTTTGAGAAGTGTATTTTCAAGTATTTCGATTTTTTTCGCCATATTAATTATTTAAGGTTATACAATATTAAATTTCCGCGTCAGCCGTCCATTGCATTGAACCATCGAAAAACCCGGTAGTAGATGTTGTATTTGTATGAAATTGATTTGTGTTTACATCTGCTACAGTTACGTTGTAAGAGCTTAAATAGGTACCAACTCGTATTAAGTCAGCTCTACCTTGAGTTCCTGTTTGTGGTGAGTATGTAATTATAGTGGGTGTGACTGCTTTTGTCACTTTAAACGGTACCCTATGGCTAATATACATTGCACTTAATCCATTAACTCCAAGACCTGCAGGTATGTATGTTGTATACTCGTGGTTCTGTATATCATTAGCTAAGAATGTTGTACCTGGAGATACATTTACATTATACCCCTTTTCGTAGTATCGCTGACATAATACTAATTCCGTACCTACTGGCTTGTATTCAAACGGAGTAGGTACATTTCCTCTCTCTAGTTGAATTTGTGCAATATCATACCAACCAGTTTTATTAGCAGCAAACCCTGCAGTTAGCAAACTAAAATCAGAATTCGTCATGGCAGGCCCAGGGAACACAGGCCACCCGGGTCTGCTACTAGCAAAGGCATCGCCAGGGTTACCATGTCTAATCTTTGAACTGTTTGTCCAGAATGTTTTAAGGTCAACTTGAAATACCCAACTTGATAGTGGCGGTGGCGCTGCCCAAGTGTAAGACGGTGGACTAAGTATTGTGGCACTGGGATCAAACGAAGCTGCAACAACTTGCGCTGATGTTGGCATTAAAAATGTATGGTAAAAATATTGCCATACATTAGAAAGTTGAAACACCTTATTTGCTATAGTTGGTGTCCATAGACCTGTAGGTGTTGAATGTATCTGAGATTCAGATACAATATACGTTGGGTTTTGTGAACGTGCCCAAAACGACAGGGTTACCTCTCTACCTAGCACCTCATAGGCGTTTTCTAAACTGCATATAGCAAGGGCACCTTCTCCATCAGTATTTATAGTTCCTAGATTAGTTGTTCCGGTAACATTTGATGATAACCGTAAAAAATAATTCGAGTTGAAAAAAGCTTGAGATGCAGCATCAGATGTCATACGTATTACGCTATACGTGCCAGTATACCCTGAATTAGGTAAATTAATATACGTATTCCATCTATCAGCAGCCTTATACGGTGCAGGTACAGGCCATGCAGCCGGATTAATGGATAAGCTAGTATATATAGATGGGTTATACCTTTGCCAGAAATCAAAATTACTATTAATGACCTTATTTTTAAATCCATAGGCTCCACTATCTGTACTTAAAGCACTAAGGCTTAAATCAGTTATTGCTGGCCAGCCACTAGTTAATGAGCTGGTAAATGCTGAATATACATCATCTCCGAGATAAGTTAAAGTTATTGATTTTGGCAGTAAAGTTATGTTACCAGCAGCAAAAACTAACGGTTCAGCTATTTTAACGCCTATCTGGACACCATTACCCCCGCTAAGCCCTCGCTCATTATTAAAAGCCGATGTATTAAGTTTCGCAGCATCAATACCACCATCTTTTACTATTAGTTTGTTAATAGATGTGTTAATCGCGATACTACTCTCATCCGAGTTAATTTTGATACCATCAATAGTATTAATTATAGCACCTTCAGGATTAACCACAGTTCCTGTCGCTGTACTTATTAAAGAAGATGTAACTGTAAGTCTATTACTAGCATCATATGTTATATAAGTATTATCAGGTTTAGCGTTAATATTCGCCCAGTTTGAAAGGTTAGTAAAATCAGCAGCTGTAAGCTGGTATAGTATGTTATTAGAATAAATAGTATCTCCAACCAAAGCGGTAGTTTGATTTGTTAGTACTGGTGATGGTGGTAATGTATTGTTACCAACCGAATTACCACCTAGAGATACACCGTCACCTATAAACACCCTGCGAGTATCAATAGTATAACCTAATTCACCTTGCTCGAGCGTAACCGACTTACGCTGAAGATCGGTACCACGTCTTATTTTAAGTTTAATAGTTGAAATGTCAGGCATATATAGTTCACTTGGTTATATAAAAGTGTCTATGATTATTTATGTTACCACTCTGTATTTCAACTCGATAGATTTTAAACTTATACGTCTATGCTATTCTCAAAAATACCCTTATCCGTAAGAGTTACTCTAAAGTAATCACGATCTACAATCTTATACTTACACCACGAAAAGGCATCTTTAAATGTTATTGGTATACAAGCATAATTACCGCAACTCTCAGAAGTTAAATTTAATCTTAATAAGAAATCTTTCGCATCTTTCATTCTACTAACATGATTTGAAGTCTCATTAATAAAATTACGTAGTAGGAATGTACTCATCGAACATGAAACGTAATTCATACGTACATCCTGTAACATGTAAATAAAACCAGTATTTGCAAATACAAATCCACATCGCATGCCAGCAAATCCTAGACTCTTACTAAACGTTCTTATGATGCAACAGTTACTATACTTTAATGCTAATTGATGAACTGACTCATAGTTAGAATATTCAATGTACGCCTCATCGATAATAACAAAATTATTATTGCATACAAGATACTCTACTTCGTCAGGTGTAAATGAATGACCATTATTACCGTTAGGATTAGCAATGTACAATACATCATGATTGGTCAAGCAATCAATGTTTATTTGATTAAAATCACTATAGAATATTTCATTAAAAGCAGTACCGTATATTTTACAGTAAACACTAACCATTTCAAATGTAGGTGATAGAATAGTAAATTTACTGGTACGTAACATACGTACTATTCTATCAATTAGTTCTGTTGACCCGTAACCTATAGCTAAATTGTTGATATCAAAATTATAATAGCAACTAATTATTTCATATAGTTCACGTTCATTATTATAGTTTAATATATCCTTATGATCCACATCACCCAACTTAACTTTTACTTGATCAAAGAGTACACTATCGTAGCATACATTATTACTCAAGTCAATCAAAGAAGATGATTTATTTATATGCCAATCCGGTCGTCTCATTGAATAGGTTATATTCGGTTTCCCCTCTTAACGTTCCACACGCATTGCACTTATTACACGGTGAATGATTACGACCATTTAATAATTTAGCTTTAAATTCATTATATGCTTTTCCTAGCCAGACGTCTCGTATAGATTGTTCGCTTACATTCCCAAGAGTTAACGTTCTTGCCCAGTCATTATCACATGTAAGTACATCGCCATTCCAGTCAATAAACAATTTATAGAATGGTCTATAGCATGGTTTTTGTATATTCAGTAAATTGTTATCAAAAGCAATTTCTTTTCGATTTACTATGTTAAGACCGTAATCAATAGACGCATCATAATGATGGCGATATATCATTTGAATTGGTATATCGCCTTTAAGATTGTTAAAGTAAGCTGTAGCATCATGATCGTACATACTTACAGCTATAACATTACAACCAGCTTCATATAAAGAAGCTATTCGCTCAGCCGTTAGCAAATCACCATTTGTATTTATTTCAAGATACTTTAAATTAGTATTACACACTCGTATTGCAGCTATACACTGTTCTAATTGTTGGTGCAATAACGGTTCACCAAATCCTACGAACCCTACATGATTGGTAAACTTAATATCAGCCAGGTCCCTTCCTATTTTTTCGCACAACTCAACAGATATTCTTGTATGTGTTGATGGATACAATTTAGAATTGCTACGTGGACAGAAACTACATTTACGTGTACACGATTCACTTGGATTTATTTCAACACTCTTAAGTGAGCTCAACAAGTCATACGGTGTATGTGTATTGTATTGACTGTTTCTTATATCTGTTATTGTTAAACTCATACTAGATTATACTTATATTATATATTACTATACTCACAATTCTCGTATATTCTCGTAATTTTTAACTCAGTAACTACCTCTTTCAAAGTGGAGAGCCTTAGGAGAATCATCTTGAAACTTTTAATACTACAGTACTAACTAATATTATTCAATAGGGAGAGACACAATCTCTGAATCAATTAACCATATAAATTGACGTAAGCCCTGACTTAATGTAAATGTTATTCATAAATTTTGTATAGGCTTATGTATGCTTCTGCATAAGCTTTATTACATTCCATGCCACGAAAACGTGCATATGTTTCTATACCAGTTTGGCTTCGAGGATTAGGATATGTCTTTACTTCACTTTGATACATATTCATCATATGCCACTTGGACTTTACATCAGCTTCACTTAACGCTAGATATGTATTAGGAAAAAACGGTTTATAGCCCTGCGTAGTAGATGAAGGTACTTCATAACACAAACATTCAGCTGCCTGTGTATGTTGTATTCTACGAAAAGCAATTGCTGCTGATTTATGAACCGCAGTATGATCACTACTAATATCACCGTCAAACGGTATAAACACAACATCGGGGGTCACCTCTAAGTAAACCTTTTCAATATCTTTAATAAGATCAGACGATGATACTTGATCAAGTCGCTCATCCATATAATTCAACAAATGATATGTTATACCTGTTAGCTTATGTAGCTGTTGCGTATCGTGTATATTAGTAGTATACGATGAACTTCTATGCGCAACAATAATAACATGAATGTCTTTATCTAAATTTTGAGATATACAACCACCACATCCGAGTATTTCGTCATCTGCATGTGGTGCAACTATAAGCATCTTATTGTAATTTTTCATCTATTTGCCTCCATATCCACTCTTGTAAATCTATACGTTGTTTAAAGTTTAGTATATTCATCGCTTTATTCAACTTAATACTTTTACCTTTATACTCAATAGTACCTGTATCATTATAGGTAACTTGTAAATTCTTAACCTTAGATTGTATTATATCAATAATATCACGTAATGTATAGGAACGTATACCGTCAACACTGATAGTTTCATTACATGTACTATCGTAATACTCTACTACTGATGTAACAGTACGTGCTATATCATCTACATGTATAAAGTTTCTATAACCATCGCTAGAAATAGAGATAGTATTATTATTTTTAGCATTTCTTATAAACGTGGATATCGCAGTTCGTGGATTAGCATGCTCACCGTAGATTGTACCATACCGTAATATAGTATAATCTAGTCCAAAACATTGCTGATAACTTCTAATAAGCATTTCTCCGCAAATTTTAGTAGTTGTATACATACTAGTACCTACATTTACATTTAATAGCGTATCTTCATCCACTACATTACCTAAACATTCACCATAAACCCAGCATGTGCTTGAAAATACTATACGTTTAACATTATTTTTAACGCACGCATTCAATACATTGTGTAAACCTACAATGTTAGTTGATATAGACAGCTCTGGATCGTCATTATTTTTAGTCGCTTCAGAAATTGCAGCAAACATATAAACTACATCTACATTTTTAAGTAATTCACTGAGCTTATCTGCCTCTACTGTAATATCACAGTGATCATACGGGTAATTGCCAATAGAACTACTAATATCTATAATTTGCGTGTCGTGATTATCTCTTAACATATCAAATACACGAGACCCGATAAATCCATTACCGCCAATTAACTTAATGTTCATATATAAATCTTTTTTGTTCGTTTATCATACATTGTAGTGTAGGTACCGATACGACAGGGTGAATAGTAGTTAAACTTCTATCTAAAGTATTGTTTATTATTGTATTACTAATAGTATTAGCACTTGTAGGTATTACAGTCATATTAAGACCGTATACCTCATTTAACAAGCAAATTAATTCATACTTACTGACTATAGTTCGTGAATATACATGACGTATACCGCTCCAAAGCGTTATACCATCATTTCTTACCATTCGTTCAATTAGCTTAGCTACTTCCAACCCAGTTATACCATTCCAAAGACAATTAGTATAGCCAGTAACTTGTTTATTTGCATTTTTAAGAGCAAATTCAAGTAATCCGATTTTGTTATATCGTTCTTCACCAATAAAACTAACTCTCATTACTGTACTCCTTATATCGTCGTGACGTTTTGTCTGGCCATACCAGTCATAAGCATCATAAGTATCAGTTTCGTTATAATTACCACGATTCCCGCTATATACACAATCTGATGAAAAGTTAACCAGTCTACAATCAACTTTACTACAAATTTTATCAAGTCTTAACGGAAAATTATAGTTAACATCTAAAGCATGCTGATATGATTGTATATTAGGCTTAAGTAACCCAATACAATTAACTACAACATCACCTTTACTTAAAGTTGAAGCAAACTTTCCTGAGTTAAAGTTATATACATTACACCGCGAACGATCATAATCTTCTACTGTATAACCGCATTGTTTAAAATACTTTGAAACATATGTTCCAAGCATTCCATTACATCCTAATACGCGTATTTTCATTTTTTAAATACTTTAAGTTGGCTAAGATCAACAGCATATTCTGCAGCAGCGCCGCATACTGTTTGCATACTACTCTTTGCTCTATAAAATTGTTCTATACCGCGCGCGGCTTGTTCAGGAGTCATATACATGTGATAGCCTAACATATCAACGTCAGTTTTTAAGATTTCATTGTAATAATAACTTGCTCGGCCATCATATCGTGCTTTGCGTAACCATTCAACTGCTGCAGCATCATCTGTTAATATCATACCTCCTTTTCCGATAGGTATGATTTTCTTAAAGTGAAATGATAGACAAACAAACCCACCATTATACATATCCTTTTCAAAACGGCATGCGCTATCAACTACTGGATATGGAGATAATTGATAGTCACCAACCCAATCACTATCAACAAATTCAACATCATACCCAGCATGTATGATTGACATTGGAACCGATAAGTATGTTTTCTTGGGTACCTGTACTGGCTGATCTCCGTTCAAATACTTAAATGCTAAAAACAATGCATTAGAACAAGAATCAACGGCAACTGCATATTTACTTCCGCAATATGCTGCAACCTCTTTTTCAAAAAATTCTACAGTATCCCAAACACCGTTCATATTACAATGTTATAATAATATACTTAAAAATCTACACGTTAAGTTTTTTTGGATCGCCGTAGTAATGAACAATATAGGGTCGGTTAGCTGTATTTACCTCGTGATTATTATAATTCCAACGCACATCTAAAAATTTACAATGATCACGTCCAAGTAGTAAGTTGAATGCAACTTCATCACTATAGGAATATCTAGCACTTTCATATAAATTGAAAATATCTAAAAATTTTTGAGTGTATTTATTTTGATTCCACTTCTTACAGTCAACTAGCATTACACCTGCATTAAAAAACGGCCATTCATCACGAATAACTATGGACTTTAATTGTAGAGTTGGAGGATACACTTCAAATGCACCCGCATGAGTTCTTAATCTGCTACACTCTACTACACCTAAAGTAGAATCACCTAAATCTGTATCATATAACTTTTTTATATTAGTTTGACACACCGTGTCACTATCAAGAAATATTATTTTCTCGTTAAAATGTTCAAATATAAAAGGTCGATTTAAAAAAAACTGCTGAATCTTTCGCTCAATCTTAACAAATGTAAGATTTGAATTATTAATACTGTCTAAATCGCCAAAATGAAATATAAAAAATTCTATAGGACTATCGCCTTTGTAAAATTGCTTTACAAAGGCGATAGACGTACATGTCAACTCATAGTAATCTTTACTTATTAAATAACAAATCTTCATTTATACTTACTTTGTTCGTCAAGATAGGGTTTAGTGAACTTTGCTTCGCCAGAACCAGGCCATATATAATTATCTTGATTATAATTATATTGTATTGTATTCCAATTTTCAACCGTAACGTCACGCCAATTTAAATCCTCAACATGACTTATATCTTCACACAGACGTATTGCAGATTGATCTAAATTATAAACATTCTCAATAGCAAACTGATCACTATCCCAGTCAGTCATACTTTCTTCGGTCATCTTTTGTACGCGTTTAAAGAAGTTAATTGTTTTAACATTGTTAACACCTACTATACAACTACATTCCCAGCAGCGCTGTCGCGGATACCTATCAGCATCAGTAGCTACATTACATAATACATCATACTGCTTAAAGAAGTCTGTTAACTGTGTAAGGTCTTTACGTACAATAGTATCAGCATCTAGTAATATTACTACATCTTCTTTTAACGCTTCTAAACAATACAATATATTTCTGTACCGTGTATTGCTTACAAAGCATTGCTTGTGTGATAGTAAATGCGCACCATGAGGTCCTCTTTTATCTAAATCTGTACTTAATACAGTACCTGCTCTAAAATATTGACGCTTTGTTGATAGATTTAATTGCTCATTAACTATAATAGCACCTGGATGTGAGTTTTGCAATAATTGAATTTCAGAAGCCGTACAATCGATTGCACGGCAGTGTACACGCAGGCACGGACTATTAACCGCGATGCTCTTTAAAAGATGTGACGAATGTTTAACGTAATTACTATCAGTTGAAAGTGTTATAATCATACTAAAGATGTATTACTCATAATATACCATCTATACTATAAAATCTACTATTAAAACAACTCTCTCCTCGCAACTGAGATTCCGTGCGCTGTGAGTAATGCTATCATTAAAAACAAGCATCTCTCCTGCGATCCACCTCTTAATACTGTCACCCACGGTAATAGTTGCACCCTTAGGGCAAATAATACCTAAATGAGATCTTAATATATTTGGAGTTTTAGCACCAGAATGTGGATAAATAATACATCCTGGCTTCATTACAGAGAAAAAGCATCTAGCTAAATTAGGTACATTCTTAATTAAAGAACTAATTAACGGACATTGTTGTAAATTTTCTTTATAGTATTCACCCTTGTATAAAAAAAACACAGTAGACCATCCGTGGTTATGTATATGATCTTCACCAATAACTACTTGTTGATTTTTTTGAATTAGTTCAAATTCACGTTTAATGCCTTCCCAGTTTTCCTTGAAGGGCTCTAAAAATGGATAATCTTCAATATTACTAAACATAATAATTAAAAGGGTTCAATACTATCTGTATTTCTAATAAATTCTGTAATAGCTATACGAAAACAACCAGGTAAGGTTTTATAACTATGCCAAGTTTTATCTGTTTCAGGTGCAAAAAATAAAGCTCTATTAGGAGCCCATTCTACTTCCTTAACGTATTTCTTATCCATGTCATATAAAATTGTGCCTTTTGAAATAATAGGTGAAACATAAGTTACAGATGTAAATATTTTATCCACACCATCATAATGAATTACATTTGAAGCTGCATCTTCTGAAAAAACCATTGTTATAACTGTTCTAATATCAACTGTATCGTATTTTCTATGATTTGGAAAATACGATAAATCTGCTATATTAATACTTCTACTGGCAAGGCATTTTGTTGTTTTTGGAAATAATTTAAATTTATGTGTATTGCAACATTTCCAGCCTTGACGATCATTAATATTGCATATATTAAATCTATAACCCGTGAATTTATCTAGAGTGCCGTCTTGCATTTGCTTCATCTGTAATTCTGCAAATTGCGTTAATTCAGCTTCCATATTATTAAATAACTCTTTAGGGTAATAGTTATTAACTACAGCATGCGGCCATGGATATGTTTCTACTTTCATCTTATATTGTTATATTCACGTAAACTATTTAACTGTAAATTATACATTTGCAACAAGCATATCAATAATCTACTTTAAATTAAATTCCCATCGATCATTTTTTAACACGCAGCCAAATTCAGAAAAAAGTTTATCGTAATCTGTTTTAAATTTATGATCAGCATCTACGTCACAAATAACGCGTTGACTCATTGAAGCTAATTGTAATATATTAAAATTTTTAACTTTAAAAAACAAACAACACATTTTAAACATTAAACGTAATATTGACATTTTATATTTTTTTCGTGATAATAAAGTTAACCTATCACGATCAGCACTAGTCTGTATATTACCTATTAAAATTTTATCTACACACGGGCAAAATCTAAGGTAACCAATATACATATTTTGTTGTATGTCTTCCTTATTGCTAAAAAATCTCATACATAATAATCCTCGGGTATAAAACGGTTCAGACTCACCACTTTCTATTGTTATATAGATATCACTACATTCTATATAATGCTCACCTTTAAACTTATCTAAAAAAATTAAAGAATCAGTAATACATGTTACTATTTCGTTAACAGTTACATTTTTAATGCATAATCCTGTCTGCTTTAATGCGAATATATCCTGGATTCCTACCACAATTTAACAAATTTTATTTAAGCTTAAACACAAACTCGTTATCCTTATTAATAGTTTTCCCAGTATAGGGATTATAATCAACCAGTTGAGCATGCTTTATAATTTTTTTACAGTAGTAAGTATATATTTTTAAAAATCGCTTATTTGTAAAGTGGACATACATATACGTAGGATTTATTAAACTAAAATGATTTGATATAGCAGTAAAAAGAAGTATGTAAAATTTTACAGGGTTAACGCATACATACACTGGTTCGTAACGTAAATTTATATTTCGTATAAGTTCATCAGGTGTTTTTGCTAATGTTTTTACCTTATACCTAATCTCAGATACAATATCACCGTTAGGTAATTGTGTATTAAAACACATGAGTATATAGCTGATATCACCTATAACAATAGTATCAAATACAGATTTTCTATCTTCTAACCAACTATTAATATTCATTTACCAAGTTTCATCACACCCCTTACACATACCTTCATATTCATTATTAGAATGATTTTTCAGCAATGACTGCCATGGTACGTCATTATATATGTCTGTTAACCTATTATGATTTATATTTCCCATTACTCCACTTCTTTTTAGGTCATGAAACGGACAAAACAATACATTACCACCTGTTACAATCCCACCACCGCTTCCCGGACCGTACGGGCAAATACCAGTACGTTTTCTTAAAGGTGATGTAGTAGGTATATGGCCTGCTCTATTAACGTTGTATGTTTCATTCACAACTAAGTTAGCATTTCTGTTTAATCTAAACGTATTTATGTAATTATCTAATGCGCTGGATTGCGTTAAAGTGCATCTTTGAATAAATCTTAGCTTTAAGTTATCGCAATTACTGTATACCATTTCGAGTTGATTCAAAAAGCGTAAATAACCATCACGATTTGTATTAGATTGATATTCTTCAACAGTTTCACCATACAGTGAAATATCAAAAATAAGTTTTTTAAAGTGAGACAACTTTAAAATATCACCTTCATTTATAAGCAGTATATTACTCGTAATGGTATATTCTAAAACACGTTTATCCTCTTCAAGTATTTGTAGTTTAGTTATTATCTCTTTATCTAAGAACGGCTCTCCAATAGCTGGTGTTAAGTCAAAGTATTTTATACCACTATCCAAACACTTATCTACTATACCTTTAAATTCCAACGTAGACATTACTTTAAACTTACTATATTCAGCAATGTCAGTAATACTACCACGGCAGAAACTGCAATTAAGATTGCAGTTGTTTATGGTAATGATAGAAATAAGGTTTTTATTATTTTCTCTAGATGTAAATTTATCCTTAATATTACTTAATATAAATGTATTATATTTACTTTGTAACTGTAACGTCCGAGCATCCTGTTGTAAATTATTCATAAAATTAAGGGGGTATTATCCAATTCTAATATACATTTAATGAATGCATTAACCTTTTTAACTATATTTAATGAAAATTCCTTTTCCATTACACTAGCGTATCGCTCTCTATATGTTGAACGCGTATCATCTTTCCAAATAAATTCATCACCATTCGTATATTGTTTTGTTTCATCAACAGGGCAATAGATATAATCAAAAAGAATAGAATTATCTCTATCAATTATTTTTTTATCATATATATTTCGTGTAAGAATTGCACGTGAACCAAATACTGAATGATTGGCTGTAGCTGTAGCAAAAAAAATAGTGTTAGCATATACATTACAATATAATTCAAATGCTCTTGGTCCAATTTCACCAGATTGCTTTTCACAATTTAACTGATCATAATAATCTGGTACACTATGTCGGCATATTACTTTAACTTTATTAAATGATTTAAGTAATTTTAATTCAATCATTTGATTAATTAACTGGTAAAATGCTAAAAATTCCAATTGAGGTATTGTAACTATATTAGGATATTCGTTCTTATAATATAGCACAATAGCCCGATCATGATGTGGCGTTATAATATCTTTCTTTGAAACTGTCCATAGCTTATATTTAGTGCTTAGCATATAATCATTTAACAAATCACCTACAATTACAATTTTATCTTTTGTAGTTTTTTCTAACAAATAATCATACTGCTTTTGGTTATATAAATGACCAATGTATTCCTTGGGTTGCAAATCATACTGCTTTAACACTTCCATCATACAAAATAATTTTCAAGTTGACCAGTTCTTCTAATATCAAGAGTGGTACAATGGTGCGCCCCAGAAAACAATTCGCAATGCCGCATTGACGATCCTATAGCAGTTATACCATAAGGCTTTAGTTTTTGGTTTAAAACTTTTTCATATTCAGGATGACATATTATCAACTCTGGCGATACGCTAAACACATTCAACTCAATCTTAGTTGATGCTAAACGTATTCCATTTTTAACTTCACGATTGCGGTCAATTGGTTCTATCAATATCTTATCCCAAGTCTGCAATTGTTTTGGTAGCAAATGCCAAATATCGGAACGTGTAACTAAACACAAGCCAGGGCGCAGTGGAAGTATACAACTGTCAATATGATTATCTGTTATGTTGCATTCCCAAATCTTATACCGCTCTCCCAAGTGACGCTGCAACCATTGCACGCCCATCTTCATGTTCAAAGAACTTGCATTAAACAATAAATGTTCGCCAAAGCGCATTATGTTGGCAGCATCAAACATAATTTCAGGCCCACAATCCATTGGCGAAGAGTGTCTAACCAATTGATCTATTTGTCCATCATTAGCTTGTAATATATGAGATATGTCAAATGAATAGTCAGTAAGCAGTGGACGAGGTGCACTTGTCCATTTAGCACCAGCATTAAAATATTCTAAAAACAAATGCTTTAAATAGTCTGTTTCATAGTAACGCCATCTACAAGATACCGGTGTTTCTATAATCTCATTACCAATCACTATGCTTAGGTCACGTACATTTAGTGATGGATACACAGCGCTGTTCCAATTTGGAGTCTTTACTTTTTGTATAATGCTTGGAGTCTTTGGGCGTCTTACGTGTACTCCCAAACTGGTCAATAACTCTGCAAAAGCTTCAACATCTTCATTGTGTTCAGCAATATAACGCTTATCAATTTGCGGATTAATTATTCTCTCATTTGCAAATTGAATGTTATCATGAAAGAACATCTTAAATGTTAAGTCTATAGCTGGTAGGGTTTCAGGTACTCCTGCGCCAACTATAACTTCTTCAAGTGGATCCCATTCATTGTGGCTGTTTACCACTGCGCTGTGCATGTCTTGCATATATCAGTATAGTTACTATTCACGTGATTGGTTACAACATTATTCCATGTATCAGTATTACGTAATTGTAATAAAGATGAGCCACTAAGATTACCAATTAGAGATTTTTTTCCTAAATCATTAAAAGCACAATAATAATAATTATTATCACTACGAATTGCTCCTCCACTACCAACTCCACATGGACATATACCCTTTCTACTTACTGATATATTATCAGTTTGAACGCTTCCACCACGATTATCATTAACACGTCCATCATGTACAGCTACATTTTTCTTTGTTAGTAGTTTATACATTACTTTTCGAAAAGGTAAATCTATATCACTTAGATCCTCATTACGCAACGTTATTTCAATAGGTGTATCTATATCTATTAATGACGAAAAAGTATCAATGCACTTTTTAAATAAATCTTTATTTGTAAATGTCTTAAAGCTACTTATACCGCTTCCGTATAATGAAAGTGATAAATTTAACTTTTTGTGTCCCTTAGGAATGTTATTTACTGTCCCATTTGTCGTCATAAGATAGCCTTTAACGCCTTCATGGTGTTCTAGGTAATTTAAATATTTATGTATATCTTTAACTAGTAATATTTCACCAATAGCTGGCGTTAAATCAAAATAACATATACCTGATTTAACACATTCATCGACTGTTTTAATAAACGAGTCGTATGACATTGTTTGTAGTTCGTATTGGTGTACATTATCTATACTGCCCCTGCAACCGATACACGACAAGTTACATTTATCCGTAATAATAATATTAATATACTTAGAATTTATAGCATCTGAATTATATAAATTCGTACGAATACCGGCCCATTTAAATAACTTATGCGATGATACTTGTACTAAAAGATCAAGTAAGCTTGTCATAAATATTTGTTAAACGGAACTGGTAATAAAATTGGCGGCCAGAGAGTATATACATCATCAATTGTTTGAAATGTCTCGAATGATGTGGTATTTACTGCTTCGGTAATCATATCTATAATAATATCAACTTCTTCAATACTGTCTGTATCACCCTCTAATGTAAATTTTTCACGCTCTGTAAGTAATTTAGATATGGCTAGTTCGCCGGTCTGTTGAAGCTTCACTGAACATACTGTAACCATGTGTATAATAATATCATCTGTACGCTGCTGAAAAGCGCCTAAATCTGTAACACCAAACTGCTTCATTATAAATATATCCCTTACATTTATATGGTGTTTAAGGCTATTAATATTAGGTCTTTGCTTATCGATGTATTTAATGTTGTCTCTTTTTACCAGAAACTGCTTATATAGCTCGTCATTACTAGTTTTAATTTCTTCTGCACGTTCAATGACAAACTTATCGTAATTTTGTAGCTCGTAATAAGTAGGTAATACCATTACACCGGCTCGTATAGAGCTAATGCTAAAATTAGCATCTGTAAGATCAAACCATTGTTGTTCAGCAAAATCATATATACTAACTATACCGTTTTCTACTTTAACGTCACCGGAATGTATTAAAAATACATAATCTTCGCTATTATAAATTCCATACAAGTATATGGAGGTTGTTTGTGTAATGATACCGATATAGCTTACATCCATACCTCTATTTTATATCTAGTTTTACTAAAATCCACACAAAAAACTATATTATTGTATATAGTTAAAATAAGCAGTGTTTGAACCGCCACCGTACGTAACATCAATATATTTAATTACTTCGTGATCCGCTAAATAATCAGCTTTCATATCCGTTACCTCAAGTCTGTAGGTACCATCAAAAAGGTCAGGTATTGATACGTTAGTACCGACACTTATTACGCTAAAAGGCGACGGTCCAAAACCTTCTACTTTAATTTCTCGTGCACCGCCACCGATTTTATATGTAGTAGTTGAAGGTATGAAATTAATAATACCGTCATGTATTAAATGGTAATATTGATCAGGTGTACAAGGAAAGGAGACTAACTTAAAGCCGAAAATGGTTGACCTATAAAATGAGCTCAGAGATAAATTATTTGAATTTAATGGTGGAACGTCACCCTCTTGGCCTTCCCGAGCTATAGCTGCGAGTTGGGTAATACTTAAATTATAAATACCGGGATTATAGTTTGCATTATCTACTATTAAATCTGTGGTGAGTGCTCTAACGTCACTCATTTTAATTTCTCCAGTTAATGGCGTTGCTGGCATATTACTTAAGTTTAGATTGTATATCTATTATTTCAAGTCTTAAATTATCGTTTTGTAACTTTAACTCTTTAATAGATTCAATAAGTAATGGTACTATCTTTTCATAATTAACAGCTTTGTATCCATTTCCTCTAGTTGTTACTATAGATGGTAAGACCTCCTCTATTTCCTGAGCAATAACACCGACATCACTACCTGTGTAAATATCTTGCTTGCTATTCCAGTCAAAAGTAACTCCGTTAATTTTAGATATCTTATCTAGAGGAGCTGTAATGTTCTGTATATTATCTTTTAAATTCTTATCTGACGTAGAATACGCAACAATGTCATTAGATCCATATATAACACCACCTATGTAAGCAGCTCCTGTAGCATGAAACGTACCAGTTACATCTAAATTATATATCGGTGAGCCATTATTGATACCAACTTTACCGTCCGCAGTTATTCTCATTTTTTCGCCGTTAGCTACAAAAACTATCGGACCGTTATTTTGCGTTAAGGTCGTTGAACCTGTACCTAAATTTGTAATTGATAAATCACCATTAGCTCCTGTGTCCTTTATAATTCTAGCATCATAATCTGGAGTTGGAGATGTATGAAAATCAATATACGTTGTACCATTACCTGTACGACCGTTACCAACTTCAATAAAGGCAGCTGCATTACTTACACCATTAGCTAAAAGTAAATTACCACTAGCAGTAATATTACCTGTTTCTATACTGTTACTTGTTGCAATACCCGTATTAGTGAGATTGCCTGTAATTACTGTATTACCTGTAATACTAGCACCTGTATTTATACGTCCTATGGATAATGACGATGCATTACCATAACCATCGTATAATAACTGTCTACTTGAAGCGGATAGTGGTGCGCCACCAGCATGAATAACACCAATATACGTATCACTTATATTAGTATTTGTTAAAGATTGTATCGCCATAAAGTTATTTAATACATTATTCTAAAATTAAAGTATCTTCTGCATTAAATGCAGGTACTAGTTCATATCCAGGATCAATACTGGTTAACTGAGCTAGTTTTTGCTGTAATTCGTATATATGAGATAAGCTTCTATTTAACACGCCGTTAATATTCTTTTCATTTTCATTAACATAAAATACAGATTCATCGTAATCTGTAAATTGCGAAAAATCTAAATTATAGTTATAGTCTGTTAATGTTAAAATTCCTTGGTCGTCATACTTACCTGCAAATCTACCTACTAGATTATTTTTAAGAGTATATAAATCATGAACTACTTTATATATTTCCTTGTTAATAACAGTAGCTTGAATATACTCATCTCTAGAAAATGCTTTTGTACTAATACCGTAGTTAGGTAGGTTATTATACTTTAAAACACTCTTAATTGTGCTAGACTCCTTAAAGAAATATATTCTACCAGAAAGAAACATAATCATGTTATCTGTCCCGTCTTGCGCACCTGTAATATCGAAACCTGTATAATAGTGTATTTTTAATTTTGATAATAAATCAATATCTGTTACTTCACCATTCGATATATTTAAATTCCAGAAATAATCCGTAGTGTTGAAAGCTGTATATGTTGTATTCCACTTATTACTAAAATTACCTTTAGTGGTCGTACCACCTAAGAATATATTAGACGACTGATATCTACCTACAATTCCTGAAGGTCTATTTTTAAGCTTTTTATATACATTGTAATTTGTAGTGAGGTACCAGTAATTACTATCAGTCTGAGAAAAAGAGATATTAAGTATTTTTTCTCCATCGAGTAGCGATTCAGATAACGTATGTGTTTCCTCTAATATAAACGCCGAACTGTATATGTAGAGTTTAATATTATTAGATTTATCCAAGGTAATAATATATAGCCTTTCAGCTAACGGGTCAAAATTAAACGTTTGAACTACCTCTCTTCTAAAGGAAATACCCTCAATTGCTTTAATAAAGTTTAATTCAATATCAAAAATCTTAACACTATATGTTCCAGAATCGTTAATAGCGATATACTTAGATGTACATGCTAGTTTTGTAGGTGTATTAAATTTAATTTTATTACTAACGCTAGCTGTACCACCAATTACCTCGACTAAATTACGTTGTTTTCTAAAAGCATTATCACTATCAATAATACCACCTATCTCATACTTAAATACAACATTATTTTTTGAATCAGAAATAAATATATGAGTGTCGTTCTTGCAAATATCCGATAGATTGCCAAATTCTACATGATTTTCTTGCGTTTCAATATTTGTAGATATTTCAATTATAGAAGTGTTAAAAGTGTCAGATGTCAGTGTAATAAACTTAGTATCTGTTACGCAAAACATTACATAATTATCCACCGTATTGGTTATTGTTGACGCTACAAAGCCTTTTATACGGCCCAGGTCAGCAAACTCTGTTGTAGCTTCAAAGTGAGGGTTAGCATAGCTTGTATTGGAGAAAGAACTTAGCTCGGTTGAATTGTTATCCGTGGCGCCAACATACCGAATATCTGATGTAGTTGGTAGATCGTTTTCAGTAAATAGAAGTCGAGAATAGGTGTATAAGTTATTTGTATGTAGCTTTAATAACTTATCTTTAAATAGGTCATATGTAAGATAGTCATTTGCAGCAATAAGAATGCTGTTATAGCTGTTAGGAAGTATGATATCATCACTAGCTAACCTATCAGTAAAGGAAGTAGATAGCTTTAAATCCGTACTAAACGTCTGTAGCGGTGATAACTCTATCAACGTGTTATAAACATACGGTATACCTGATAATACCTGCACGTAGCCTGTATAATTAGAACCTGTTAACGTAAATTCATCACCCGATGTAAAGAATTTTTTATTTTCACTGTAGTTTATCATTTATAATCTATGAATTTAATGTTATTAATAGTTACACCAACCGGTAATAAGGATTTAGCTTGAAGTAATATACTGTTACTTATGTTTTGCTTGAATAAATCGTTATCAATCTTAAGATTTTTAATACACACGTCGATGTTCTTACTAGAGCTAGCAGGTGAAAACTTAAATATACGCTGTATTTCCTCAATGTTATTACGTTGACCTGCAGGTATGGAGAGAGATATATCGTTTATTGTAGTATTATACATATTTAACGCTTGAATTTCTTCATCTTGTAGAGATCTATCAAAAATAAACAGATTTTTAAGCTTTAAATTATCTGTAAAGTAATAACCTGGTTGTAATAAGTAATCAGCTAGAGTTATACCGTTTGTAAATCCTGTTGCGCCGACCCATATACCTTCTTTAAATACATTTCGTATTTTATACTTACCAGGTGTGATATTTTTATTAGAATATATACTACCATCTACAAAGAGTGTAATATTACCTTGCATTGCATCAAATCTATATGTAAAGGTATGCTCACCAGGATCAATAACATCGAGATTAAATTCCGTTGTAACGTTTAATATATCCTCACTTGATAGATAATTGGTCAGTGTTAAATCAAACTTAATACTGTTAGTTGTATTAGTGGTGTTAATGTAATTAAAGTTAGTTTGGGTGTATCGCTTTTGCGAGGTACTAGAAAACGGTGTGAATCTACCTGTTAATCCAGTATTACTAATAGTTAGGGTATTATTAGTACTTTTTATAAAAATTAACTCAGAATTCTCTTTTTCTACTAATAGTGTTGTAAATCTATTTATTCCAGTACTAGTATACTCCTTAACGATATCGACATCGATAATCTTACATGCAGATAATGTACTATCTAAAGTTGGTATGCTCTGTGTACCAAGAAACACTCTATTAGGTGAATACTTATTAATTTGCTGCTTATATGCGACAATAACATTATTATTTTCGTCTAAATTAAAATCCGTAATAAAGCTACGAGCAGTTAAAAAGACAACGGCTTTATTTTCGTTAAGCTTGTGTTGTACTAAGTGTCTATTCTGTACGACGTAATATACAATAGTACTATCACTCCTTTCAAATCTAACCTTATCTCCAGGTACGCGGTATAATACATCATTATACCTTAAAATGCTATTTGCATACTTTAACTGTGATTGTGTTGGAACGGCTAGAGTGTAAGTAGGTAGTATTGTTGCATAGACAGAAGTATATGCTAGGTTATTTTTAATAACCTCAATGCAATTACCATCACGGTCGAGTAAAAAGGTTATTTTTGTATCTTCTTGTAAGAAATTTCTATAACCTACAATACTAGGTATAATTTCCATCTTAATTTTGTTACCTGCAGCTGTCAACTTATATACATATCCGTCATTACATATAACAAAAAAGTCTTTTAGCGGTTGACCAGCAATAACATCCTTAATAGGTCTATCCAACACCGTCTGTCCAATAAGAACGTAGTCTGTGTTATAGGTATACAGTATGTTGTCTTGAAAGGTGTAAATAAACGGTGTAATAACCTTATCATTACATACACTTAATCCACTTTCTGTCTTGTTACCTAGTAGTTGATAACCATAACTTACTGATGGGTCAACAAAAGCTTTAAACGAAATAGTAAATTGACCGTCACTGTATAGTGTATTTTCTACTCTATAGAAATTGTACTTTGTTTTATCATATTCAATTTCTGTACTATAATAATCGAATATGTTATTCTTAATGTCGTAGTAATTTGTAAAGCCTGTTACTAATGGCACTAAACTAGAAACAACATTATTAATATCATTAGGTCCTGTGCGTTGATAAACATATTTGGTGTTTGGCTCAAGCATTAAGTCGCTTACTTTATCAAAAACAAAGCCCTGTTTACTAGTTATACTGTAATCTGTTGAACTAGTGTCAATATAATCTAAAAATGACGGGTTATAAGCAGCGCTACTCGATAATGCACGCTTTTTTGTAATTAGTTCAGGGTAATAATACCTATCTACCCATACACCTGGGGTAGTTGGAGTATCCATATAAAACCATGTACATAAATACCTACCGTTATTATATACTGTTGTGTTTTTCTGTTCTTTATAGACTTTATCAGCTAACGTAGGTGATACTGCACCGAATGCACCGTTACTTGCAAATGCTGTGTCATTAACGTTTAACTTATCAAACGGATACATACTACCAGGTGTTGTAAACGTTATACTACTATCTGGTTTTACTGTAATATCCTTATCGAAGAATACATAATTAAGTGTTATCTTAGTATCACCTAATTCTTGATTATTACCTGTATTGAGTGTTGTGTACTCTCTAAAGTCACCTTCAGGTATATAGGTTGACTTTGTATACATGTTTGTTCCACGTTTAATACGACCTGATTCGGAACGTATATTGTTTAACGTTAAGTAATTGAGATTAACTGTATCATTAATTTCGTTATAGTTAGTATGAAACAAATACTGCGTAGGTATATCATAATTACTTTTAGCAGAATTAGCTTTAAGTGTATTAAGATTATTAATATCGTAACTAATCCAACTTGTAGCAGATTTAGGATTAAGATATAAGTTATTATAGTAAATTTGTATTGTAGTTAGAGCTGTACTAACTCCTGTTAGCTCAGATACCTGTGTCAACTGCAATGCATCAAGATTGTCGGATATACGTAATGCGTAAATGTTAGATGTTACGCAGTCTTTTTTAAATAGCTGTAAATACCCATCTAAACTTAAACTATATCGGAAAACATCGCTAGTCTCAGCCGATACACTAGTAATATCACTACTGTATTGAGCAAATAGTAGGTTACTAGCTGAAGCACTAACAACATTAAGAAAGTAATCCTTAATACCGTCATTATGTTTTACTCTAGCATATTGCTCATCAATAAACTCTATCTCAAAGTACAAGTTATTCGTAGTAATAGCACCAGTTAGTGGTATAACGCCCTGTGGTCTTACTGCAGGTGTATTGGTAGTATCTTCAAAAATGTAAAGATGTCTTTCATTTGTACTAGCAGCAAGAGTATTGAAGATTAGAGGCGTTGTTAAGGTTGTAACCTTATTACTCTGAATATTAATTTGTATTAAATCGCCAATTCTTTGCTTTGTAGTAAGATAATGCGATGTATAGTTATTAATAGTTGTGCTATTAATATTTTTTAATGCAGCAATTTCATTAAACGTAAATCCATGATCATAACTAGCGGTTTGCTGTGTATAGGTATAACTATGATCACTATAGATTGCTTGTGGCGTAGCTATAGAAGAAACACTTTGTATTGATAATGCCGTCACTACTAATATTTATCTCATATCTCTCGTTTTAATACATAATATAAAAATCGAACGATATAGTATACATGTATTATATATTAATAACTTCTTCGATATTAGGTACTGTGGCAGGTGAGTTTAATTCAGCCAACGTATTACCTACATCGTCTATTCCCTCTGAGGTAATTTCATACACTATGTCATCCGGCATTACAATGTTAGTTGTTATATTTTCATACACTAGCTCATTATCTATAGTATGCTGTTCACACTCTTCTTGAGAACCAACAAATAAATTTACTGAAGTAGATATTGGAGCTTCTAATCTTGAAAATACAGCAATTATTTTATTATCTGTATATACTAAGCACCATAATCCAGTATGAGTTTCATCTGTAAATGACCAGCCATTTTCTTGTTTTTCTATAATCATATTATGCGGTTATTGTTAATGTTGAATTCGTGGAATTATAACTACCTGTACGACCAAATGCATTTACAAGCGTTACAGGTGAATAGGTCTGAACTGTCCTACCTGTAAAAAATTGATACGTCTGTACACCCACAGGCGGTGGAGTTGAAAAGGTAACTGTTAGTAATGTAGGTGTAAATACCGCAGAGGCTATACCTTGTGTTACTACTATGGCTCCAGCATTTATACTTGTAGAGCCGCTATATGTATTATTATTTGCAGTAAGTGTTAGCGTTCCAGTACCAATCTTGACTGCTGATAAAGAACCTGCTGTATTTTTAATTATACCAGAGAATATACTTGATGTATCGTTATCACCAATAGTTAAAGTAGGGTTACCGGTTCCACCATCAATTATACCCGCTCCAAAAAGACCGTTAATAGTTTCATTGAACCCGTTCATATTGAATGTACCGCTAAGCGCATTTAAATTACTTTTATTTACACCGCTTGGTATTTGATTACTTGCGCCGAGTTTTAAGGTAGCTTTACCAGTACCGTAAATAGTTGTATTACCGCTATAATCATTCGTATTGGTACCTGTGTTAGCCAATGTAAGTGTAAGTGAACCTGTAGCGGTAGTCGTTGCGGATAGCGACACAACGCGTATTCCGTAATTACCTTTAATAGCGCCGGTTACAGTAGCAGTGCGTCCTGATACATTATTAGCACTAAATATTGCATCAGCCTGATTAGCGCTAATTGTTCCAGCTAATGTACTTTCCTCACTTTCTATTCTCAAAGCACCGATGAATGTATTATCTCCAGATAGACTATTTACAACTATATCATAATTAAAGATTGATGTACCACCAAAGTAAAGTTGTGATCTATCAGTAGTATTTGCACCTACTGTAACCGGTCCAGTACCAAATATACCGTTAGTTATTGCACCCGGTGAACCACTTCCATACGTGGCCGTGCTTAATAAAAGTCGTGTTATTGCTGCACCAGTACCTTTTCCTAATGTTGTTCCACCATTATATGTATTGCTAGTATTGGTTAAAATGGTATCACCTTGCGTACCGCCATATAATTGAACAGCTAAATTACCAGTAATTAACTGAGCTGCAGAAGCTGCAGTTGAAGCTGTACCCATAGCTACACCTAGAGTTAATTCGGCACCTGTAGTACTAGTATTTGTGATAATACCAGTAGCGGTATCACTAGCAAACCCCTTTATAGTATTGTTATAGCCATTTAAGTCTAGTGTCGTTCCTGCTAGCACACTACATGCACTACTAATGCTCAATCCTTTAGTACTTCCTGCTTTAAGCGTACCTGCACTTATTGTAGTATTACCTGTGTATGTATTTGTACCTGAAAGAGTTAGTGTATTTAATCCGGTTTTAATTAGTGAATTAGTACCTGATATAGCACCAGCTAATGTAATATCACCGTTAGCGCTATTTACCAATATCCCACCAGTACCTGATAAAGAGATGTTATTTGCTATTGTTTGTAAATTAGTTGAATTGTTTACAATACCTCCAGAGTAGTATAATGTAAAGCTATTGCCTGATAGTTTATAGACACCTGCATCGTTATTAAAAGCTATACTTTTATAAGGTATACCTGCTACTAAGTCGTTAAAAGGAGCCAATCTATTAGAAATTCCAAAAGATATATTAGTACTAGATAATGGAGATCTACCTACATTCCAATTATTACCTGTACTCCAATTATTATTAGATCCAAATCCTACCCATACGCTATCCAAGGTTATACTATAGAGTGGTATACATATACCGTTGTAATTTGTATTATCAAACGTCTGCGATGTATCATTACGTAATACGGATATATACGTTTGATCGTTACTACCTTCAAAATTAATAATCGTGTTATTAGACGATGTAGGTGTAATCTGTGTATTTAGTATATCTAAATTAGCAATATCATCATAAAACGACCCCTTAAAGATGTTTAATGGTTGGTATATATATACTGTTTTACCATTCTTAAATGTTATTAAAAATTGAGATGTTAATGGGTAGTTATAACTCGTTGTATTATTACTAAAGACATGATCGTAATGTGCAAATAAGGTTCCAGCTAATTCACCGTATATAACTTCATTTAATATACTCTGTGTTTTGTAGTTATATGCTAACGGTCTGAAGAAATTAGTTTTTGTAGTTGTATCACCCCACAATACCTCAAGCTTGACAGCAGGGTTAAATATATCTTCAAATCCACTTAATACAAACCTAACAGATGTTACACCTTTAATATTAATTGAAGGTTTTCGAATTACTGTACTTATCGTAGGTGCCGATAGACTATATTGAATGGTTGTACTTTTCATATTATTAAGCTACCCGAAGCGGTAGTATACGTTGTGCCTTGTATTTGGTTAATTGATGTAAACTGATTTGTTGAAAAGTCTGTTGTTCTAATACTTTTATTATGCTTGAAGTATTTACTATCAGTAAAGTTAACGACTCCCGCAACGTCAATATTAAAGGTAAAGTCAAATAGATGGAACAGATTGTTATTATCAGTACCTGTATATGTTAATTTATACACATCATTTAAAGAATTATACGTAATAACCGGATTATTAATCTTAACTAGGCTGAAGTTGTAGTTATTTGTAAAGTATGACTGTAGTGTAAATAGACCTGAAAGTGCACTAGCTTGATTCTTGAGCGGGAATACCTGTTTACTTATAAAGTCAGTAGTGCTATACTGGTATATTGTAGGTATAAACACCTGGTTATTACCAACAGACGAACTTAATAAAGATACCGTACAGAAAGTAATCTTTTTATCTACCTCATTAAAGAATCTATTAGAGAACTTTTCAACCGCTGAGCTAGAAGCTCTAGTAACGTATGTATTTTTGGTATTAGGTGAGAAGAATTCACCGCCTTCATAGCGAATTTTATCAAAAACAACATAACTCGGTGTCTCAATACATATGACATCGTAGAATACCTCTAAATTGACAGGTGAGCTATAAACCTCCGATTTAACACTGTTAGAATACTTGGAGAATATCGGATATAGCATAGATGAAATACCATACGAGGTAGTTAAGGTTTGATTTTTAACATAAATCTGACCTTGCAACCTATCTTTATATTTTTGTGCATTGTGAGTATTATTACCTGTTAGCGTTGATAATACCGTAGCGCAATCTGGATCAACCCCTTCAAAATACCGTACATTATCCCGATAATTCATATCCTGCGCAAGCTCATAGTTAAAGGCAAAGAACCCACAGTCGTAATTTTGCGCTGCAGCTGAACTTAACGGAACATTTAATGTAAAATCTGCTGGTAAGGCTAATGTGCCACGAGTAAGTGGATTTACCGATGATATACCCCCGTCAACAAGCTCAGAATAGTAATATAAAGAATTTGCAGGCCATGTATTCAGGTCACCCTTTATAGGATCAGGTAATGCTGTGTCATTAATGCTCTTAAACCCGTTACAGTCTCTATACTTAGCATATCTACAAGTACTATTTGCATTTTCTTGCTGTATTAACTCCGTATACGGTAAGAACTCCCTAAAATAGAGTGTCAGGGGTGATTGACCGTTATAGTCGAATGAAGATAGGGTGGAGCTAAACTCATCAACTACTGTATGTGTAGATAATCCTGATCTGATTGTTATACCGTCAACACCTTCAGCACTATAGTCGAAATTATAACCTTCATAGTAATCATAAAAAACGTGACCATCTAAGAGTAGGTTAAGAACATTGTTGCTATTTAACGTTTCACGAGTTTTAAACGTTTCACCGAATTTATCTTTAAATAATGCGTATTCATTACCGTAGATATCGTATTGTATGCGTGTAATGAACCCTTCATTATACAAATCACTGAAATTTAAATCAATTCCGTTTTGTAGCTTGTTTCTATCTTGTTGTGTTGAGTAATAAGGTATAAATGACTGTTCATCAGGTAAACCTGATGGATCTCCCCATGCTATACCACTGGATTGTGACTTTATTTCAGGTAGATAGTCATATATGTAAACTAATGGGTAATCTGCCTGATTATTTGCTAGTACATTACCATATATACTAGGATCCGGGTAAACATAAATCTTATTAAGGTCTAATTTATTAGAATCAACAACATATGTAAACTTATTGGCATTTAATTGAAAAATACCTTGATTGTCTGGTTTAAAGAATAGTCCTAAATTACGTAATAGCTTACTTTGACCTGATTGAACTGCAGCTATATTAGCAGCTTGTAAGTTAGGGATATTCTTTGTAGGTGACTCTGATTTTACAAGTATACCTGAAACAGGTGACCCTGAAGTTGTGTCAATATAGTGTAAATCAACACCTATAAACTTTTCCAGTAACCGCTTTTTAAGAGCTGATATCTCATCTGTAGATAATCCGCATTTTGGTTCACTCTGCGCGAATGTTAAAGGGTTGTTTGGTTCGCAAATTGGGTCAAACTGAAGTGATACATTAGCTATAAGTGGTATTTCAAGTAAGTAAGAAATATTTCCGAATAATTGAGTATAGCTATTACCAAAGAACAACTCTATATCGATAGGGTTAATATTAGCATCGTAGTACGTCTTACGAATAGCATCAACATCCTCTAAATCAGCTTTATTAACATCTTCCGGTATATCGAAATAATTACCATAGATGTCTACATACTCCTCAACGTCAATCTTTAAGTTCTGAGCAATAGAAGAGAGTGTAACACCTAACGTATAGTATTGTGGGTCATCTTGTGCACCAAAAATATTCTTATATATGTTTTCGAATAACGCCTTTTCAACACTTAAATTTGTACCTTTGGATTTGTTCTTATCTATTGTATACTTTGCATCATCACGAACACCTTTGTAGAAAATAACAATTTGTCTAATCTTATCAACAAAGAACGGCATAGCCACGTCAAGATCAACAGGATCGGTAAAGTCAAGTTTAGAGAGGAATTTCTTTTCTTGTGTAGTTGTATATGTTAATACAATCTCTTTAAGAAAGTCTATATAAAATCCTACAAAAGATACTTGTGTAGTGGTAGATACACTATTTTTTACCTCTGTCCATTTTTGTAAGTAAGTAATATAAAATTGATTATAATCTTCTGGGGTATAATCAACTTTTGTAGCGTTAATAAACTCTAAAAAGGAATATGGCTTTATATTATCCTTAGTATTAGTAGTTGTATCTGAGCTTGTAATTGAATTACTAACAGCTCCAGTACTATATGTTGTAATTACTGGCATTGATAATATTTAATAAAAATACTGAGTTTTGATTAAATATTAACGACTATGCCTATTATTGTTACACACAATGGAAACTCTTTAAGCGCAACAGCTGTATTTTTAAAATCTACTCCAATAGATGATAATCATGCAACAACAAAAGCATATGTAGATGAACAGATTGCTAAAGGTATACAAGTAACAGTAGCTGAAACACCTCCAACCAATCCAGCTATAGGTACAATTTGGTTTGATTCAGCTAACGGTAACACTTCAGTTTACTACGACTCTACTTGGGTAGATGTAGGTGGCGGCGTTACACTGCCTCAAGGTATAACTCAGGCGGATCTTGATGCTGCTAAATCAGAGCTTAACCTAGCAATAGATGCTGTTGAGGTAACAGTAGATGCTATTGATGCAAAGATTGACCAAAAAATGCCGCTATATACAAATCTTCCAACCAACCAGATTGGAGATTTATCATATTTGGATTTAGATATCAAAGGTGACTATAAAGGCGCACAATCTACAAACTATGAAAAGCCATATGTTCTTAAAGAGCGAAATGGTAATTTTGTTGGTATACGTGGAGGTTATAACGGTAAGTATCGTAAGCAATTTTATTTTACCTCTCCTACAGATGAATTCCTTGCTAGTGATGTAGGCCTTACTGATATTGAATATCGGCCAAAGTTTTTAGCAGCAACAGAATATGTTTCCAACTTGATTGATGGTAACAGTGATGGATTCTGCGTAATCATAAGAAATACTGTAGACACTACTAAAAAGTTTTATTGGATCCGAGTAAATAGTACAATGGATGCTTCAAAGCATACTTTTATAGATATAACTACATTATTTACAACATCAAGAGGTACTGGTGGCTCAGAAACATTCTCTAATAACTTTGATGCATATGTAGGTCCGTCAGCATCGGTTGTATATTGCCCAGAAAAGCAATATTGGATTGCAACAACACGCAGCTCCACAGAAGAAATAAGATTTTATATATTTAACAGCTCCTTTGTGCAACTAGGCACCTTTCTACAGGTAAATTTACAAGATGATGTTGATTACGGAACACTAACAGATGGGGGTACATATACATTTATGTATACCGATCATACAAACCGAAACAACATACAATATGATTATGATGCGGCTACCAATGTATTGACAATAACAAACCTGGTGACTCTCGTAATTTACTATACATCTAATTTAGCTGGTGGATTGTACAATTCAGCATGTACATTTAATTGTGGTACCAATGCCTTTGCTAGTGTATTTACAAATAAAACAAACGGTAAATATACGCCTAATGCATCTACTGGGTTTAGTAATCCTCAAGCATATGTTGCTCCTTTCTTCTCTGCAGTTCCATCATCATATGGAACGACTCCATACTATTGGGCTGATATTAAACTTAGAAAATTTTACAACATTGGAGATGGCGTTGTAATTGAAACTGCTAAAGACCATGGGTGGGAGCCTACACATTTTAACATAATTAAGCATACATTAGTATCCGGTAAGACATGGAAAGACTTTATATTAAATCCATATGCTAAAGGCGCCGCAGCATGCTCAACATACAGCACGCCTGGAGCCAATGTATACGGTGAACAGCTGCAGTATGTTGATGATGCATCGCTGCTTGGTAAAGATATCCGATTTGCTTCATTTATATCACCAAATCGGATATTGCTTAAAGCGCAATCAAAGACCGCAGCAGATGGTGCTCCAGTTAGACGACGCGTTATTGCGAAAATTGACGATATTACCGCTAGACAAACGATAGTAACTGGGTCTGATGGATTAGCTAGTCCATCTAGTGTTGTCAAAAGTACTTTACCTATTTTAGATAACCGTAATGATCTACATACCGTTGTAGATGCCAGCGGTAATATGCGTGTAAAAATATTAGACGGCGCTGTTTTTAAAGAATTAAACTGCGATACTGGTATTGGAACTGATGGTAGTCCAAGTACAGCATCAATAACAAATGCTAATGTATTTACATTACCAGCTAACTATACAACATTAATAAGTAATATAGTAAAAAGTGACAGCCTTAAAATTGGAAACGCTAATATATGGAGAAGCGGTGATCAATTAAATCTATGTGGTGTAAATTGGGTTGAATGGAATACAAATTATGATTGGCATATATATCACTTAAAAAACAATTCAGGCGGTGCTACATTTTTATTAGTATATGGTTACTATAGTTATGATGCTGCTACAACTACAGGTACGGTTAGGAGCTGCTATAAGATAATAAGTTATAGTTCAGCTGCTGCAGCATTTACTTACGGTGCAACTGGTACTAAAATTGCCGACTGGACATCTATAAATGGAATTCCAATTAGAAATTTATGCGGTACAGACAGTGCAGCTGTTGAAGCAGCTGGAGGATACGCATATGGTGGTAATACTATGACATGTGGTATATATGATGATGATACCTACATTTCATGTATATTTAAAGGTATTGGCTGCGGTGGACCAGGAACTAATACTTTACCTACAGCTGTAATTAAAGTACAATTATCTAACGGTACAATTATTAGTGAGAATAGTTACCTAACAAATATGCCAACCTGGCATAGTGAAAGTCCGTGCATACACCCTACTTTTGGACCGTGTATTATACGTGCCCATGAAGATGAGATGACTAAAGTAAAGTTTAGATTTATAGATAATATAAGTACAACAAATTTAGCTACTAGGCTCAATGCGTGTTTTAATACATTGTTTACTACGACAGCTCGTGATGGTACCTACTATAATACTGAAATAGTAAGTGTAGCTGATGCATCAAAGGCAAAAGATCTACACCTCTTAACATTACAAGCAGCTCAAGGCTTTAATGTATATACTTCAGAAATTCCGGTGTTTATGAATGGAAGTTATTATAAAATGACTCCTACTGCTTATAACACTGCATCAATCGTTAGTACACTAGGTGCGACCGTAGCATTGCCAAAATCACTTTACGCATATGTTGAACTTGTCAACAGTGCTCCAGTTTTAATATTTAATAAAACCTTTATACCAAATACTGCTACATTAACTTATGTTGGCGAAATACAAACTGATGGTGTAAGAATTATATATTCAAAGTTTGCAAAAAGTTCAGACTTTACTGGAGCAAACCAAGATTTGCAAGGTACAGAAGGCTACCAAAAATTACCAGGTGGTTTAATTTTACAATGGGGAACATATACATCACCTGCAATAAAATTAACATGGGGGTCCCCAGCAACTATAACATTGCCGTTAGCATTTCCAAACCGTCTATTATTTGCAACAATAAGTGATGATGGTCATGCGATAAATGGTACCGAGTTAGCCCAAATGGATTTAACATCTGGTAATACAACATTATCTCAATTGAGTATCTACATAACATATGTTGGAAAAGCTCAATGGTATGCAATAGGTTACTAAAAAAAATTATGAATTATTATTCAAAAACAACAGGCGGATTTTATAAACCTGAGATTCATGGCAATGGCATACCTGCTGATGCTGTAGAAATTTCGGATGAAACATATCGTTCATTGTTTGCTCTGCAAGCTGAAGGCAAACAAATTGTATCTGATGCTGATGGTTATCCTATTGCTATAACTCCACCAATTATTGCACCTACGTGGGAGCAAATCAAAGCGCAACGCGATACATTATTACAACAATGCGATTGGACTGTATTACCTGATTCACCTGTTAGCGATCAATCCGATTGGTTAACATATCGCCAAGCACTGCGTGACATTCCTCAAGATTTTGCAACACCAGAAGAAGTAGTCTGGCCAACAACGCCTCAATAAATAATATTATGAAAGCCGATTTTCCAAGTTCTCCAGCAGTAGGAGCCATATATACCGCGAATAATGTAATATGGACATGGACTGGTAAGCAATGGACCAAAGTTTATATAACTAGTGTAAATGCAGTAACAAAAGCTTATGTAGATACTTCAATAAGCAATTTAGTTAATGGAGCAGGCCCTGCTTTAGACACACTTAAAGAATTAGCTACAGCTCTCGGAGATGATGCATCATTTTCAACAACGGTTACCAATTTAATAGCAGCTAAAGCACCAATAGCATCGCCTACATTCACGGGTACCGTTGCTGGCATTACTGCTGCTATGGTTGGTCTTGGTAGTGTAACCAATACTAGTGATGCGAATAAGCCCGTATCAACCGCTCAACAAACTGCATTGGATGCTAAAGCACCAATAGCATCACCTACATTCACGGGAACCGTCACCTTACCTTCAACTGCTATTACAAATAATTTACAAGCAGTAACAAAAGCATATGTAGATACTCAGTTGTCATCAGCAACATCTGGTGGCACAACAAAAACCTACGTAGATACACAAGATGCTCTTAAGGCTAATATAGCATCACCTACATTCACGGGTACCGTTGCTGGCATTACTGCTGCTATGGTTGGTCTTGGTAATGTGACAAATACTAGTGACACTAATAAGCCCGTATCAACGGCGCAGCAAACGGCATTGGATTTAAAAGCAAACCTTACCGGTGCAACATTTACAGGTGCTGTTACTGCACCGTCATTCAACTCAACATCATCTATTAGATTTAAGGAAAATGTTGCTCCAATCAATGATGCTTTAAGTATTGTTAATAAATTACAAGGTGTTACATTTGATTGGAAAGCAAGCGGACAATCTGATATGGGTGTTATAGCCGAACAGGTTAATGAAGTTGTGCCGCATTTTGTAAGTAAAGATGAAACTGGTACTCCACAAGCTGTTGAATATGGTAAGTTTACTTCTATTTTGATTGAAGCAGTAAAGCAATTAGCTAAGCGTGTAGAAGAACTTGAAAATAAATAAGTTTATATGGCATCAGACTATACAGTCAACGGAGTTGATTTAGACACTATTTTTAAAGCGCGGTCATCCACAAAACGGGCTGACATTGGTATTAAAGTAGGTGGTGTAGATATATCTAATCGGTATGAACCAACC